GGCGAGTGGATCAAGCGTTATGACGCGGCAGCTTCTCGACGCTCGCGGGAGTTATTTCCAATGGTGCATTAATCTAAACTCGGCCGCAGCAAAAGCCGACGATGCATCGTGGTCGCTTGTACCGGGTGGATATAATGCTTTTTCTAGCAGTATGCCCGCGTCTATTCCCGCTGAGATGACAAAATTTCGAGTGCGGGTTTCAATGGGATTCACATCCAACCCAACTTCGGACACATTCCCAATTTACGTGAAATTTAGTTCGCAGGGCATCAACTCAACGAACACGATAGAGACGCTGCACGGCACCCGTGTCGGGAATACCGCTTATCCCGACACCGTTGGCGGGCTGACCGGGACTCTCGTTGACCTTGCCGCGACTCATAGCGGATTTACTAACACATTTGCCTTCACGAGCGATTGGGTGACGATCCCAGAGGCCTGGCAAACAAATGCGGCGAATGTCGGATCGTATGGATTCATCGGGATCATTGTCGGCAACAAATCAGGGGGATCGTTGACTGACAATTACGCGCAGAACCACTCCATTTACGGCCAAATCGAATTTCGCCGCTAAATTATGAAACACCTCATCACACTCTGTCTTCTGGCCGCAATCGCCACCGCATCCGCATCCCCTGAATTGCGATTTGCGAGATTCGAGCCAGCGACTGGGGCCATTTCCCTGACCGTTTTGGAGGATGGCTAATTTTAACAAAAATGTAATGATTAATTCTCAGACCATACAGGTAGATAACTCAACAGATGGTTCTACGATATCTTCGTATTCCCCATTGTCTCTGACACTATGTACATCTGGGTTCACACCATTAAATAAAATATGGAAAATCGAATGTGATTTTGGTAATGATCTACAGTCAACCGAGGAACTTATACCCCTACTAGATCAACCAACAGGAACTTTCATCTTAGATGAATCGGGTGATCCTAGAAACAAGTTACTAACAACCTCATACTTCTTTGATGATACGGCTCAAAAAATTTACAATATCAAGATACAGTTCTACGAAATAGGAATATCAACCCCAGAGGAAGTAAACTTCACAATTAGTCTAACACTACCAAGTCTAGAAACCATATTAGGGGATTCTACAAACTTTAAACTTGTGGGATCTCGAATGTTTGGGGTAACTGACCGCCTGCTATATATGTTTGAGTCTCAGAGTCCAAATTACTTACTTCCGGTTCTTCTAGAATTTTAGGCTCGTCTGAGGGTTTAGATGTAGCCATCGACAGGAGATAGTCGGCCTTATTGATCTCCGAGAATATCTCTTCCAGTTTGTTATTGATACCATTCTTAGGGGCATTATCAACAAAGTCGGTAAAGTCGTTTAGTGTTAGAATTGAATACAATTCATTAACAATAAGCTTAAAGGAATCATAACAATCCGATTCACAATCTACCACAGGTACCACAATGGAATTTTCAGGAAAAACCAAGCTTTTATCGGATTTGTATAGTCCGACCACTTCTTCCATTAAAGAGTCAAAGTCGTTTGATAGAGCACCGTAAAGAGCACCGTAAATTGTGTGGGTGCTGTAGTTGTTGGTGAATACATGACACAACCGTATACCTGATAAAATACTATTCAGGTGTTCACAAAAATTGTATACGGTCTGTAGACAATTTTCATCTTCGGGTAATTTTACCACTACTATTTCTATATCATTCATAAATTGTAATAAGGCTTTTTTATAAGTTCTTCCATGGTCGTGATGGTCTCTACCTTCATTGGTGGCTCTACGATTGGCTCATTATCTGATTTGGGTTCTTCACCCTCTTTATGTAGGATGATCCCATGTTTCTTATAATCAGCATTCAATGATGTTTCTAGATCGTCATGTGTTTTAAAGAAAATTCTCCAGAAGGGGATAGGGATTAGAATATTCAAGGCCATTCTTCGATTGCTACATGTTTGACACGGTTCTAGGTTACCTGTTATGAGATATGTTATAGGCCCGATAAATTTTGAATGTAATGTAGCAGCTATGAAGTCACCCAGACCATAACCATATCGAAATTTTAACACAGGGTTAAAACCTTTTGTCTTACTTAAATACAGCTTTATGTTTCTCATAAATTTCTTCTTTCGTTTCTATATTATTTTCTTCCTTTAAAGACTTAACCAAGTTGTCGTAATAATCAATAAGAGGCATGATATCATCACACATATTTTTGAAATTATCATCAAAACATTCTAATTTTTCAGATATTTTATGAATTTGTTTGATGCACAGAATATGGCTGATCTCATTAGAATATAGAGCCTTCATTTTATCAACAAATTCTTCCTCGATATGAAAAGCATTCAATTTCTTGGCTTTGAGAGGTCTTACACAACCAGAAAGGAAGTCACCATCCCAAAATGATGTCATGGGATCGAATTCATTCCCCAAATCTTTTATTTTTTTGATGTGTGGAGGAACAACCTCACAATACCCTAAAAAAACATCACCATCGTTGAAAATTGCTATCATAATATTTCTGTATTTACCCAAACATCAGAAACCATCTCAAATTTGAAATTTTTACTTTTTACAATATATACATCATTTTTTGTAAAATCCACGATCCAATACTGTGATCGTGGATAATCCTGATAAGGGCCATCTACAGTAGAAATAAATTCCCCACTGCTACTATATAACAGAAACGATATATTGACTATAGACTTAGGTAGATATTCAGAAACCGGAAAATTTGCATTTATATACGTCTGGGCGATCAAAGAAAGATTTTGATCGGCAATAGTATCTAAATAATAATTTTTTAGAGATACATTAGAATCCGAAACAAAATTTATAGGATATTGGACCGTTATTTCAGGAGTATTCCAATAAGAACTCAAAAGAGTGACTGCTGTAAATGCTTCCTTATAACCAGATACATCATTGTAAACATTTCCTATATTAATCAAAGATTCTGATATATTTAAAAAATCGTTAAATTCTTTATATATGTTAGGATTATCTAAAAAGAATATAGATGATACGCCACAAAGTTTATCATCTAGATTGATAAAATTGTAGTTATATTTTCCTAACGAGTCACCGACACATTCGTAATCTAATATTTCATAGGTATAATTCATTTTATAAATTCCTTTCGAACGTCCAAGAACAATCTTTAACAGTATACATCATACCTTTTAATTCTCGTTCATATACATCTTGAAAACGACTATTGATCGTTGCCTGTATATATCGATTTGTTGAATTTGTATTCGTTTCTGGATATCTACATGACACTGTTGCACATGATTGACATGCCCCACCAGCACAACCACCGCATGACTGTTGTTGTCCTCTGCACGATGTCGAACCCCTACCTACACGGTTTTGACACCTTACGCACCCCGTAGCACTGTCTTGTGAATAGCATCCGGCAACTTCGTTAGAGTTTTGTACGAAACTATCATTAACCACATCTTTGATTGTATTTGTGTAGTAGTATATTATAGCTCTTTGATTTTCTATATGGTTAGGAGCAATGGTTGGATCTGGTAAAATAGGATATAGATCATTGAAAGAACTAACAATTATATTTAAAGTGCTCAATGCTATCGGATACCTATAAACCGTTGGGTGGATAAAAACTATAGGTTTGATCCACTTTGCGCTATTGGTGGATACCAATGTTCTCATAGTTTCCCAATTAGCACTATAAGTCTGCGTGGTTGTTATTAATGATTTGAATCTATCTTTATGGGTTACATAGAATTCCATCAAAGGTTCAAATAAATTATAGGCACTTACGTGCAGACCATATGTGAAAGCATCCAACCCCTTAAATGATAGATTTATAGATGATAGAGTATTACCAATATCTTCGGTGTTTATAATAGGTGATAATGTTAAATTCATATTAATGTCCAGACATTGTTAATATTTATATATTCTACTTTTATGTTTCTAGGTATAAACCCATCGGACATATATCTACTATAATTCAGATTCAAGGTCGTCTGTCCCCCTAACGATCTACATGTTACCGATCCTGATTTACTCTCACCTCTCACATCGCAATTGTTACATAGGTTGCAACTTGGTATATCTTTGTTACCATCAGCATCCGGGTGATTACATTTCACCTGACCTATATTGCATCTACCACAGCTTATACCACGAGAACTGTAGATATAACAGCTTTCATAATAACTTCTCTGGAATTTAAAGTCGAAATTCACATTTTTGAATAGGTTAATACAAACAACTAGTTTTTGATTCATGTAGAAATCCGTGGGTGGGAAAACATAATCTAACCAATTTTTGATAACAACCGTTTCGTAGTTGTTTGTATAAGAATACCAATCATCCATAACAATTAATTTCGGATATATAATTTCTAAGGGAGTTTGCCAATAAGAACTTGTAGACTCTACCGTGGAATACGCACTATTCCAACTAGCACTTAAAGTGTGGATATTATCGAAGGCTTTTAAAATATTTGCGCTATTTACCGTAAACGTGGTATATATGTTATAAAAATCGTTGGCATATGTTTCTAAATTTAGTAAACTAGAAGACAATCCAGAGAAATTCGCATTCATTATTTGATACGAATCACCCAGACATAAATTTTCATCTATTAGATAAACATTTGAACATGCATCGTTTGCGGATATATTAAAATCGGTTAATTTTGACATGTTATACCCATTCTATTTTATTCAACCCACTATAAGATGGGATGATTTTCTTAACAACATTTTTTAACGATTCCTCGATAATTAATTTTAAAGAGTTGTCAACTTCCATATTATGAATATTTATGTTGAAGTGTCTACTTTTCAAACCAGTAAGTTGCATCTTGTACCACTTATCAACACATTCGATGAAATTCCTCTCACCCGTTGGCATGTTCCAATGTAATGGGATAGGTTTTACCGAATATGGAAATGTGAAGTATAATGCTCTAATCTGGTTAGATGTAAGTGCCTTAGAATATATACGTAGATCCGAAACCTTACCTATAAATTTATATGAATTGTTAATTCTGATCACATCATTCAATATTTTATTTTTAACCGTATTGGCACCCAACAGAAGCGGAGATCTATAAGAAAAAGCTAATTTATATATATATTTATCAAATTTTACAGAGTCCACCAATATACTATCTATGTAATAACTTGCTTCACCTTTAAGAGTATCGAATGCAAAGGTAAACATGTGCCAACCTTTGTATAAATTTTTCGCTGTGTGCTTCAATGTTATATTTCTATTATCGGTTCCATCCAACTTGGAAATTTTGAATTTCCATGCCAATGATTTATCGGAGTAGCCATATTTTCTGAGATATTGGTATCCGGTAAAATCTCCTTCGGCATAGTATTTAAAATCGCCAGAATCTTTTCCATCTCGCAAATTCATTTTAGATAACATATCACCATTTTGATTGATTATGTAAATTTCATTATCAAAATTATCAACAATGACCGCCAAATCTTCGGAAATTTTTCCATTAGGAACTTTCAAGAAGTCTATCGTTCTGAATTTATCAGGAATACTTGCCAATACGCACGGATCTTCTGGTAAAGATGATCGAGTCCCTATTCTTAAACTAAAGGTGAATGCATCAATAGAAGTATTTAATTTTGAAACCGTATCTTGCCCATGTAAAATCCATAGATTGTCTAGAGCATCAAATAATATTTCTTGAACAAGTCCTACATTACCATATATCTGTTTATTCTTATATAGATTTCCACCAACAATTTCCCATAGATTATTAGAACTATCTATATCAGCAAATGATCCATAACAATCAATTAAATTATCATTCAAATCAATCTGGAAAGAATTTCCGGTTATAGATCTTGTATTTGTGTAATTTCCATCACTATCCAGAACCAATATATTATGATTGTCTTTATCATATAAATACAAACTCTGGGCGGAATCTATTTTTACTTGTGTGATGGTACTCAATGTGGGTGATATGTCAGAGGTTGGTATAACATCCAAAAGTTTTCCTTCAATGTCATATCGTCTACCTATCAAATTAATACAATCAAAAACCCAATAATCGAAATTAGGCAATTTTTGTATAATTCTATTTTCTTGATCATCAAGAGGTTCAAACATCACCTCATCAATTTCTAACATTCGGTAATTATATGTAGATATTTTTCCTGCGGTGTTTTCAACTATGGTGAACAGTGGTGATGGGTATGCAGAACTATTAACAAATCCATATCCACCGTTGTAATAATTTCCGAAAATTTGTTCACCTTGTATATCAGACCAATCATCTACATTAACCCAAAGACTCGTTGTGAATTCGGTATCGTTTAATAGAATATTATCAGACGAAAATACTGCATGGTTTTCACCATCCATAACCCAATAATCCCCTTTGAAGTTATCAAAATTATTGTAGAATACTAACCCATCGTGTTTATACGGAGTCTCATCGAGAAGAGGATCAGAATTCCATTTTTTAATATGTAATATTTTTCCACCAAGTTCCATCGATGGGTCAAAATCAAAACTTTTTATATAGTCATCCACATCGTACTGACCAATTCTCATATATGAATATCGAATTCCCGGTTCGAAATACATGGTAGATATATCATCCCACATATTAGTGGATATATTTCTATGTTTTGGATTGTAGACAACATTTCCAGCCGATATAGCTTGATCTAATGTGTAATACGCAGAATTATAAAACCTATCCATCCAAATAGAATCGCCTAAATGATTGCCACTCAACCAAGAACATGCCCATGTTCCATCAAATTTCTTGATGGTTGATGATGTTGCCAAGAATTCGGAATAGTCTATATTATTAACAAAAACTTTATCAGAATCAAATGGTATTTCACCGCTTTTGGCACCATCTTCGATTAACCCAGAATCCCCGATATATATTCTCGGTGCATTGAATGGATAGAAAAATTTTGTATTTTTATTTGGGTCGAAAATTTGTTCGGCAGTCTTTCCTCGGTAGCCCAAAAAAACATTATCATTTCCGCCATATTGATTACTACCAGTAAAAATCTTATCGTAATCTCTTCGGGTGGATGAGTTGTTTAGATATGTCTCAGACCCTTTACTATAGGCATATTCGGGCGTTTGGTAGTTTTTAAGACCGTTGATATATAAAGGGTATCCATTATCAGTTTTATATTCGTAGGGAAAAATAACCAGATAATTTTGTTTATATTCTAGGTCGTCTATTCGTTTCAGAGATTCGGTTGATGTGATAGGGTTGTTTTCATACGTGACAACCGAGGTTTCTAACAATCCATAGTTGTTTAAAGCATCTGTAAATGCATACATTTTTAAAATGTATAATGACGAGTTTGATGAGAATGTATTGTAGTTATAAGAACTAACTGATAGAGGATTTGTAGAAACTACGATTTTAGACCGATTGTAACCATATGGATAAAGATATAGTAAATTATCATTTAAATTATAATCAAATTTTTGTAAATTTGAATCTGATATTATTTTTGGGATAAATGATAATGTATCATCTGTTGGGTTATGTGTTAGATAAAAGTTCCTGTTATTTTTTATATGTAAATAATCAGAAACCTTTAAAAATGTTAATGTATCTGGGATATCCGCTACAGTTTTGTTGGTGAAGTGTAGATTATTCGATGATGTGGAAATAACAAAATTATTAGATGTTGTTATGGGCGAATCCATATTTGAAAAATTTAACTTTGATATGACATCAGATGATTCAAAAATCTCTGAATTGGATCGGAGACTACTTAACAACAATCCACTTTTATTATTGAATGAGAAATCTTTGGCACCTGACAGAACGTTATATATAGACAATTTTAAACCATTATCTAAACAAACACTAGTACATTCCAAATTGGACTCCTGAGATACAGGTGAAAATTTGAAAAATTCTAGGTTTACCGACGAAAATGAATTATATGATGAAACGATCACTTAACTATTTATAGGGCCAATGTGATTTTAAATATATAAAACATTGGTGATTCGAGATGTGATTAATGGTTGGTTAGGCAAAACCAAGTTTAAACTATCAAGTATCATCGTATTTTTGGTTTTCACATTCCACGATAACAAATTTACATCACTCAGGCTCGATGTGCTAAATACCAAACTTATATTAAAATTAGTAGTATCTTGATTATAGCAGACCTTTAGGCCATCCACGGTAGTAATAGGCTCTGATACGATATCGAATGCTAAATGACGTTTTTTGTCATATAGGTTGTTCAAAATATCAAATTCATAAATCTCAAAATTGAATTTATTATCGAGTGCAGACATTCCTCCAAAAAAAGTGTATATTTTTTGGGTCGGTTCGTCGAACCAATAATCCAAACTACAATTCTTCGGTATTGTATGAGAATTGTTATAATTTAAAATAGGAACAGGAATATTATCATCGTTGATGTAGAATTTATCGATAAAAAATGCACTGATTGTTTTTACCAATAAAACATCTTGAATAACATCTAAATCCTTGATGTGGTTGTCGGTTATATTGGAATACAAATCATAATCAATATTTCGGTATTTTATCCCAAAACTTGATAGGGCTATGTTACATGATAATATTTTACCATCCGAAGATCTATACCAAGATTCTCCTATATTGTTTTGTTTTTCGTATATTGTCATATTATTCTATTGTCATGTATTCTAACAGTTCTGTTAATAAGTTTAACATTTCTTCGGTTTTTATGAAGTTGGTATCATCAATATTATCACCTTTATACACACCAAATTCGTTTCCGTATATATCACTTTTCCACTGAACCAAAACACCTCTATTTACCAAGAATGTTTTAATTTTCTCTAGTAGAACTTCGACTGTTAGTTCATTTCTAAGAGTTAGATTATAAGAAGGATCGTTCCATTTTGCAGGATCGGCTGGATGCCATAATTGTAAATCGTCTCCTTGTCTAGAAAGGCCGAAGTAATTTTTACCTTTGTTTTCGTAATCAGTCTGGTAAGGAAGCAATTTTTGAATCCTTTGTGGGTTTTTAATGATTCCGGCCCTATTGTTGTTGAAATATGACTCAGATATCCATCGATTATCTAATTCATCCAATTCCGAAATGGTGACCTGATCGTTTTTGGTTAATCCTCGATTACGGTTTCCATATTTGTTCAAATCATAATATAATCTTTCGGCGGATAATCCATCAACAATGGTTAGTTGTGAACTGGTTATTTTATAAGTGTACCCTCTACCAAGATAATGAGATGTTCCCAAATTTTCTGGTAATAGATAATGACCTACAGATTTTTCGGTGATACAATTTTTTGGAAATTCTTCAATCGCGATTGTTGGAAAATGGACGTTTGTTAAATTATTATATGGGTTGGTTGGGTCGATATAATAACCCGTTAAGAATGTAACAAAACTATTAACATCTCGATTACTATAATATAGGGGTTGAGAATATTTAAAAGGTTTTCGAGCGTAGTAATTATATTTAGCAGGTTTAAATTGTGAGTATCCTTCTAGAACCAAATCACTGTCCTCAAAAGTTGGTATTGAAACCCGATCTATGGTTCCATTCTTTAAAATTTCTGATAAATTGGAAGTATTGGTTATGAATTCTAATTTTTTCCATCGATTTACCTTAGTTGTGATAACAAAATCTAAAGGTTGATCCCATGAAAATTTATATAAATCTTTTCGATTATATGTTATTAGAGAATCGTTCTCCAAAATCATCGGAGATACATTTGGTTGAGTTATTGGGGTATATTCTTCAAAATATCTAATATGTCCACCAAATATATTAGTTTCTTTATTGAATCGATTTTCAATGGTTTTATCGGAATATGCTTCACCCCAGAAAGGTTTAGCCCCAAAATTCAGACCTATGGATGTTAATGAGAATGTATTGGTTGTGTAATCCCACCCATCCAATTTAAAATTAGTTGTGAAATTTATAGCAATGTTTGTGAAATCTGAATAACTATCGAATCCTCTATATGTAACAACGTCTTGATGGACATATGATAAGAAATCACCCGCTCTTATTATCAAATCACTAACTTCACCATTTCCGGACCAGTTGCCATTTGCATCGCGAACCGCCTTCATCCATCTTGGTGATATAGGTCTACATCCATTAATTTTTCTTGATATGTGTTCAACGAAAGAGTTTATATCTCCATCGCCATATATCATATATCGTTGTAGGTTAAAATATGTTTGAATAGAATCTGTGGAAATTTCTTCCATAAGATTATTTAAATTAGCCAATTCACCAAAGTCTACGGAATGGATTTCCACACCCATAGATTTTACGAAATTTGCATATTCGATTACACCAGAAGGTTCGTACGAATCTGAACCATCACTGATTATTAATATTTTTTTAGATGCGTCCGGTCTAGGCACGTTGAAAGATTTTGCAGATGAACCACTATTTATAATGGTTGATGCTAAGGACTTACATAATTTTGAGAAATCTGCATATTCATCAGATCCTGTGGGTATGGGGGTGGTTAAGATATAGTAAGCCATTTCTAGGGCACCTTTAATGTTTGTGGCGTAATCCGGATAAATAGATTTGATGGAAACTTGATTTATATAGAAATTCAACACATCGGAATCTTTACTTAAATATCCAACAACAATTGTATCATTATCGAATGCAATAATCGATACTTTGGTGGTTGACCCTACGGAATATGCTATTAATTTTTTGGCCAATAACTTTACAACATCCTTAGCATTGCCAAAAACATTTTCTTGTGTTTTGGAAATATCCCAAAGAATGACTATATCGCTTTTACCCGGATAACATAACCCAACAATTTTTTTGTAGGGGTACTTAACCACAAAATATGGTGCCGGATCATCAGTTGTATTATCTCGTCGTTGTGATGATCTATAGTACGTATAACGCTTCCCGGTTTTAAGGACCATTCGTTGACCATTACCGGTTTTCCAAAACCCATCACCCCAACCAACCTTAGAATCCCCTGAAGTTATTTTATAGAATGAGAATTGTGGACTATTTTTTACGGTTAAGTTTCGGGTATCTTTCCAACTATTGAGGGCAAAATCTTCACCAACACCATCAGGATCGTGAAACAGAATATCAGCCATTCCGTTGTATTCAAATATAGATTCTCCTTCGTGACCGATAGGAGAAAAATAAACCGACTTACAAGAACAGTTTTTGTAGTTGTTCTTGGCTAATGATTTTTTTAAATTGATAAAACTTTGGTCGGTGTAATAATCATTAGAAATCTTACCATAAGGACAATCATCAGAATGTTTATAGAATTTAAAGACATCATCTGCATAGGTATCAACATCGGTCCAAATAAAAGAAACCTTCTCAAGTGGATTAATTTTTAAAGATAGTGCTCCTTGGATCGGGCCTGATATATATTTGGAACATCTTACTGCCTCATTTTCATAGACTGCAATATTGTCAATAGTCAGATCCAATTCATCGGTTAAAGATGTTTGTAAAAATGCTGCCTCCATTGGCTCTAAAGTCCTACTATTCAGTTTATAGATGACATCTGAGTCATTGAAAGATAAACCAGCCACAGCCCCTATAGAAGACCGAGAATCGACCTCATTGAGATTAATGGGAGCACAAACATCATCCTTTATGGTTATCGGAAACTCTTCATCGGGTACATACACCATATAAGGCCAATAAACATACGAAATTCCTACCGATATTGGTAAATCGGTTTTTAATGGTTTATATAAAAATGCCGATTCGATTGGACCTAATAAATCTTCGGAGTACACTGGACTTGTTTGCGAGGCCGATGACTTTTTTACTATCGTATCACTGTTAGTGTATAAATTTCCGGCAAATGCTCCCATATCAACCAAACTTGTTCTATTAAGAGTAATATCAGTAGAAGCCGACTGCGGAATGGTTTCTGTAAAATATGTTGTTAAAATTTGTTCGCGTTGACTATTATCCAAATCATAAAAATCTGGTAGAAATGAATCGTTGATGGAAAACCCATCCCATGACGATCCTTTGGTTTTCAATTTAAACCCTGCGAACGGGAATCTAAATTCTTTCGATTCTCCACCCATTATGGTAATAGACATTACATCAGAAACATCGTCCAATTGATCGCTCAACAACCAAGCACCCTCAACGCTACCATTCTTTTCGGTAAAAATTAAATCAGATTCTTCATAAGTTGTTCCGGCCTTTGCGCTAGATGCGAAAAATAAAGAATCGTTAATTTTAATAGGAGCATATACATTAGAAAATGTATAATCGTTTGTAATTATGTTACCACTAGGCCATAGAAACCAGTTATTACCAACGGTCAGGTCAATATCTAAACCCATATCAAAATTATTAGTTTCTGACAATCTAACAGCAGTCAATCCGTATATAGGCTCACCTAAATATCTTTTTGATGTCTCGACAAGTAATTGAGAAACGTTTGTAGAATTTTTAATATCTGATTCGATATATTTACCAATCAATTTAGAAAGATTTGAATTTGCTAGTCTAGGAATCAATCTAGATGCTAATACTTTAGATAGTTCATCAACCGTTAAAGTTTCTAGAGGGATTTCCCCAAGGACCTCGGATATTTTTTGATATACACCAATATCAATAGTTGGGTCAGAATCTTGATAAAGAGTCGGGTCATGTAATTCCTCAACCTCGATATAAAAGTCATTTTTAACCGCTGATAATTGTGGAAGAATATTCAATAATTCAGATGCCGGAATTTGGGTAATGTTCCCATCTTTTTTAGTAAAACTTCTGAGAACGTAATCATATAACAATGTCTCTAACCCCTTGTTAGAACCGACCATGTTATATTTCAATTTTGCATTCTTGGTAGATTCTCTTTTGTTGATCAGAACCTTTGAAATTTCTTTTAATTTTTTGGCAAAGAATGGTATAGCATAGATAACCTCGTCTTTGTTTTCAAAATCCACATCGCGAAGAAATCTATTTTCTTCAGATTCGCTGAATAGAAACGAAAGATCTTTTAAAAGTTGAACATATTCATCTTTGATAGTTTTCTTGGTTTCTGGATATATTAATTTCTTGTTTGCATACCACGATTTTAAATATTCTACATATTTTGGATGATCTGTATCCGAAATGTCGATATTTTGACGATAAACCCATTCTTTATAGGTATATGGGTTGTTGGTATTTAAATCTATCATCTTCTATGATAATACTTATAACTAAGAAACCTTCTTACAAAGAAAGTATTATATTTTGGTAAAAACCCACCGTTGGTTTTTTATTAAGAATATAAAGATCCGAAAATTTATAAAAACATAAAAGCGGTGATGTGCTTGGAGATCCACTATCAATATATACAACAATCCCACCAATAGTTTCGGTGATCAAAGAATCTCCGAAAACTACTGTATCAGTTTTTAAAACATTTAAGTTGATATATTTATTGATAATTGGTCCTTGTGTGACAACATCAGATGAAACATCCGAAAGAAATTCTTTCTCGATGTTTGGTGTGTGAGTGTTTTTAAGAAAACCAACTTTAAGGGACACTGTTTGTAAATTTCCGAGTAACCCTCTCAACATCTTATCACTAGCTGTTCTATATAAGAATCTATTCGTTCCATAATAATCATCAGTATCCCGTAAATAAAATATTTTTTTATTATTAAAGGCGTAAAAAACTTCACCGTATCCTGTAAAGTTTCCGATACTATGTGAGAATAATATCGGACTTGTTGATGGATTACCAGTATCTTTATATAAATAGAAATATGTGGTTGATCCAGAAATACCACCAGTAACATCGGGGAAAAAACAATCGGAAGATGTTAAAGATATTGATTTAGAGGATGATGCCACACCAATATCAATAGTTATCGCAACACTAGAAAGAGTAAAACTCATTGAATGAATATTCGTAATATCTGAAAGAACATTTACATTATATTGGTAATCTTGAGTTAAAACACCCTTTATCAACATTGATGAGAAATCGAAATTACCGCTCAATAAATTCGACTGTGTGTTTGGGTATATAATCATGTTAATTACTTATAAATGTTTTGATCATTTACCAATTATTAACGAATCGTTCCGTATAAACTTTGTGTAATATTCTCCAAATTCATGGAAGGTGAAGAATTATTGGATATTATTATACCGTATAAACTTTGTGTAATATTCTTCAAATTCATGGAAGGTGAAGAATTATTGGATATTATTATACCGTCTGAACTTTGTGTAATATTCTTCAAATTCATGGAAGGTGAAGAATTATTGGATATTATTATACCGTCTGAACTTTGAAATATTGACCCTAAACTATTCTCGGTTTGTGAATTAGAACTTCTGAAAGTACCGTTACCACTATAAATAATTTGTTTGATATTCGATGAAGTACTTGAATTAGAACTTCTGAAAGTACCGTTACCACTATAAATAATTTGTTTGATATTCGATGAAGTACTTGAATTAGAACTTCTGAAAGTACCGTTACCACTATAAATAATTTGTTTGATATTCGATGAAATACTTGAATTGTTATGGTAGGAGAATCCATTATCAGATTTTATTATATCGCTAATATCATAATTTAAATCTATAATATGTAAAATTGAATCTCCGCATGAATCATCAAGGATCTCTGCGTTGGGGTTATAATTTTCTCTATATGGGTTTGTGCAACCCGCGATTGGTGGTCTATAACATTCTATAATTTTTCCATCTAAAGACTCATAATATATCTTAATATATGATTGTGTATCACTTTGTGGATAAAGTTCTAAAAAATTACCAATAGGACATCCGTCATATAAATAATTGAATGGGTCATTTTCAGAATAAACTCTAATCCATGTAACGTTTTCGTGACACTTTCCTAGACCCCAACCCCCATTTTCATCAGGTCGTATATCACATACTAAAGATAATTGTAAAATATTGTTATTAGGTGAAGATTCTCTAATTTGTCTAGCTAATTCACTATTAATGGTTAATGATGTGTCTCTATCACCGCCACCAGGATCATTATTAAGGTCTGCCACACCTATTAAAACACCATTTCCTAATAATCTAAATCTAGCAGCGTTACATGAATGTCCACCTTGACAAGGCCCAGAGTTGTTAGAATATCTTACCTCTATTGTATAACCATCATAAAAAGACGTAGATTCTCCCGGTGATTCGAGAAGTCCTACTAATGCACACGAAAACGATTCTCGGGGGATCGGTTGGACTATATCAACATAACCAACGGAACAATCTGATATTTTCGATAATATAGGAAAATTCCCAGAGAATGATCTATTTCCTTTAGAAAATTGCTTGAGATAATCCATTATAATATTCTATTAAAAAATGCACCGAAATTTTCAAATGAAAGAAATTCATCTTCTTTATTTCTCAAAGTATCATATAATTTACCGAGATACCCACTATGCCGCAATTCTTTAAATACTAAATTCCCTATGGAATATTCTCCAGAGTCTGCCAACCCCCGAGTTCTCATTTCTTTAATTTCTCTTCGAAGTATGGTTCCTTCGTCTAGTGATAAATTTAGAGAAATTAATTCATCAATTCGGTCCTGATAATCTAATACGATATCTTTGATCTTATCACTACCCGATACGATATTACTAGGCATTGAAGGTTCTTGAATCCATGTATCGGTTAAAATGTCATATACACCTTTATTATCCAAAAGTTTTTCTTCCATCTTAATATTAAGTTCCAATAGATACCCACGAATGAAAATGGAATGATGGCTGTTGAAAAGTTTAGAATACATGTTCAAATATTCCGTGGCAACATCTTCATAAGAACCAACAGGATCTACGATGATGTGTAAATCAATATCGCTACTCGATCTCCAAACAAAAGATGCCAATGATCCAGTAAATAAAACATGTTTTACCTTGACATTGATTTTTAGGTCTGATACAATCCGTCTAGCTATAAATAATAGCTTTTCTTTAATTTCTGGTTGTAACTTTATACCATTCCAAAGTTTATCGTTGAGAGACTGCATAGAAATATTTACTTGATTACTACGAAAAATCTGCTATTTTGTGGAAATGAAGAAAAATATCGAAGAACAGAAAGAAATGGCTCTCAACTCTTTTAAATGGATCAAAGAACGAATTTCTGAATCAAATACCAATTTGGAATTATTGCGCGAAAAATCTTCTGTAAATCAAGACTCCGATTTAATGGAAGTAGATGAGGATATAGACCAAGAAATTGAAGAAGCAATGATCATATATAAAGAATTGGCCGATAGACTTGGTTTCGAAAAGAGAAACCTGAAAGTTTTGGGTGTTATTACTGGTATCTAGAATCCCATTCGTTCTTCAGAGTTTCGGTAATTTCCGAAACCGTACGAAATTCTGCAATAGATTGAAGTTCAATCTTTTCCAAAAACCTTATATTGTTGAAATCTAGTTCGAGAACAAACACCCAGTCGGATCGATCTTCGTAGATACGCTCTTCGAATCGACAATCGACAACATCAGCAATATTCAAACCACCTTTACCAAAAATTGTTACGGCTTGGTTTCTGAGAACGGTCAAATTTTCTAGGTTTAGAGGATCTGTGAAATTTGTGACATTGTAGACAATTTCTATTTGCATATATTATATTTAATATGATTTTTGTTGAATATCAAGAAAAATATGATAAATTATAGAATATGTCTGATAATAGAAAACATTCCGCTGGAAAGGGTGATTATCCTAGAAAAGTCAACCAAACCAAATATGGTAAGAATCATGATGAAATTTCATGGCCAAGTAAAAAGAAGGTTGACAAATCAATAAAAACGAAATATGATCGGTGATATGTTTAATAAATTTACATTTAACCACAACAAAGACGTAAAAACATTCTTTGTGTCTGACACCCATTTTTGCCATGATCGAGATTTTATTTTAGGAAAACGAGGATTCTCCAACATATCTGAGCACGATATTGCGATAAAAAATCGATGGAATGATATCGTATCACCACAAGATAACGTGATACATTTGGGGGATTTTTTGGTTGGGGCCGGAAATGATGCCTTTAAAAGAGGACAGGAAATTCTATTTTCTCTGAACGGACACATCCATTTTTTATGGGGAAATCATAATAGTTATGTCAAAGAAATATATCGAATCTCCCTGAAAGAAAAAATTGGTGAATGTGATCTTACTACCGAAATGTATCCCATTACCTATCAAGACAAGATAACGTTTTATGGTAATAATCTTCTGGCTAAAATTAAAACCGAAAAAAACTCCCAATATATATTTTGTTCGCATTTTGCTCATCGCATATGGATAGATTCTCACAAAGGTTCTGTGTGGCATCTCAGTGGACACAGCCACGGTGTCGATGTCGAAAGTCAACCAGAATATCTCAACTCTTCTCGGTTAGATGTAGGTATCGAAAATTTTGGCGGTCCTGTGTCATTTGATGATATCAAAGTAATAATGGACAAAAAAATGGATAAAAAAATAGATCATCATTGATTATTAATAAATGAAATTTATTATCTCGATTTTATGTGCATTTATCGTTATGGGATGTTCGACTCCTAAATCGACATCTCGATTTTATGGTGATACTGATTACCAACAGAAATCATCGAAGACTCTTTATACTAGGATGGGAACCGAATATCGCCTACAAATATATGAATTTAAATCTAAAAAAAATTCGGTGTTTGTGGGAGGATCGGTCGAAACAGGTTATGATATCTATCAACGTATGATGAAAATGAACGGAACGGTTAATGTTGGAATGGAATTTTAAAATGAAAACTATAAATAAATTATTAAACTTTTTTGGATATGCATTGATACCATATTCCGAAATTGAATCAATGTATCGAGATGGTGAAATTTATGGGAATATCCATCCAGCAGAAAACGAAAGACTTTCTGGATATTTTAACGGTCTGGGAGATTATGCTTCTAAGAAATCTATGATATTAGATGAAAAATATTATCAATAACCTTGACATATTTTTAAAATTATGAATAATTCAAACATGAAAAACCGCGAAACCTTATGGGTAATTTATCTGGAGAAAAACCCGAAGTTCATTCAACCAGATGCCCAAATTACCTTTACCCAAAAGGGTTTGAGACAGTTCTTCTAACGAACATTCGACTATGCCTATAAAGCTGGTGTTGAATCTGCAATTGAAGACCCATCACCCCAATCATCTAAAAAGGATTATGATGATCTTTCGGGTGATAATTTTTTTAATCATTTGTTCAAACGATATAAAAAATAAATTGACATTTATCAAAAGATCTGAAAAACTTCAAACATGTTCACACTTCCACACAAATATCAACACCAATAAAATAAGTTGACATAACCTATAAAATCTGATAATTTATCAAAATGAAAACAATTAGAACCAGCACATTCGAAACAAATAGTTCATCGAGCCATTCTCTCACAATTGGGACGAATATCGAAATGCCAAAGATAGATTATAATGGAGAACCTTTTGTAATCGAAAGTGGTGAATATGGTTGGGGATATAAAAGTTTTACCGATATTTATAGCAAAATTTGTTACGTTGCTGTTGATGCAATGGAAACCGGAAACGAAAATCTTAAAAATTGGTTAGTCGAGATTCTTAAAGATGCATATCATTGTGGTGATGTAGTATTCGACTTCACCGTTGGTTGCGAATCTAATAAAAACTATACCTACATCGACCACCAATCGGTGGGAACCGCTCTCGAAGCATTTCAGAGCAAATCCGATCTAGAAAGATTTTTGTTTTCACCTACTAGCGAACTAATTATTAATAACGATAATCACTAAAACCAAACCATCCTAGAATAAGGTAATCTAGGATGATGATAAAGAAATTATTGACGACGATACGACACAATGATAAGTAATCGTTAATGAACACAGATGATCTAGGAACAATTTACGAGTCCTCCGTTTTTAACGAGGGACTCGTTTCTAATGTTGGTAAGATCCTTAAAACCGGATTGGAACAGGGGTCTAACATTTTTGATATTGTTTCTAATAATCTTCAAGAGTTTATTTCGGTAATTGCTGTTGTGTCGGCAATGACCACGGCAATGAAATTTCAAACGATGTATCAAAACCGACCGGATATTTTGAAAAGTCATATTCATTATGTTGAAGCAGCTAAAGATGAAGTGGCTCAATTTTTGGTAGATCATCCAGATATTGTTCAGATGTTGATTAAAAAGAGTTGAAAAATGATACACTCAAGTATAAGTAAATAGAGAAGGACATATAAGATGAAGTTAAGATCAAACACAACAATGCATAAACCGCAACCGATTATAGGTCGTTTAGGTTATTGTGTCGCTGAATGGCTCTTTATGTAACATCCCTGATTATAATCTAATAGTAGACGAATAATCGGGGAACCCAAAAGGTTCCCTTTTTTGTTTTAGGAACCAAAAACTGAAAACAAAAAGAAAAAGTAAAAAAAATTTGACAATCTCTTAAAAATATGAGACAGTAAAGGGGTTGAAAGAAAAACAACAAAAACAATTTTTAGAACATTTTGAGAAGACTTAGTTAGCCTAGTTCACTTCTAGTGGCGGTAAGAACGGCGAAAAAACAATAATAAAGAAAATCGGACCTTGTGCCTCGAAAGCATATTGAAAAATGGTTTCCGATTCGTTCCAATAGGAATAGCCCCCAATTGACAGGAGATCTAAAAGATCTTGTGTGGTAATAATCTATGGGTAGAAGCATCAACTTCTACTATAGAATAACCATCGTTCTAAATGTCTTGAAAAACTGATGAACATTAAGATGGTTATTATATTAGCAGACTATGTAAATGTCTGCACATTTTATGAAAAATCCATATCCAATTCACTATACTAGGGATGAGTATAGAAACGAATATCTAGTATCTCCCGATTGGAAGAAGAAGAGGCTTATTGTATTGGAAAGGGATGAAGTATGTCGAATTTGTGATGTGACCGTTTCACATGATGTTCACCACATAACATATGACCGTATTCCGTTCGAGAATTTGGAGACCGATTTAATCGGAATCTGTCGCCCTTGTCATAATAAGATTCATAGCTGGCATCTCTTAACTAAGTGCCGTAGCGTGAAAAAGATACGTTCACTTATTTCAATGATGAAGACTAAATTCGAGATAGATGATTTATTCATCTCAAAAATGAATGGTTTACCGATAAATTCGAAGAAAAAGATGTCGAGTCTCTTTAAGAAGAATGTGCATTCCTTCGAATCTCTTCGTGGGGTTATGGTAACATTTAGAACTTACTTGGACATAAGAGACCTAATCAAAACAGCCCGTAAGAAGTTTAAATCAAAGAAGTTGGGGTTTAAGATCAATAAACCACAAAATTCTTTCTTAGGTCATGGTGGATGGAGTAGAAAAATTCTATAATTAAAATATCCCTGCCAGCGGATTCTGGACAGATGCCTTCTAAGCAACTAGGGAAGGTTCGACTCCTTCTAGGGATACCAAATGTTAAATATCGTTTCGGCCCGATGATCTGGTAAACCAGAAGCCGACATTTTTGCCGTGGTCGCATAGTGGCCGATTGCACCTGTTTTTTTACCTACAGAGTTCGTCGATTAGTATGTAGGTGGCTGGAATAAACATCGACTCTGACGGAGAATCTGATAGGTCAGAAATAGGTCTGACAATCCGTTGAAGCAACAACAAAAATCGCGATCAAAATGTTGCTAGGACTTGTAAATTTGAAACTTGCGAACGGCTCGCGTAATCTGGTAAACCAGAAGCCGACTTTTTACGCTTCCTTAGTTCACGCTGGCTAGAATTCCTCACTTGTAATGAGGGGAAGTCGGTTCGACACCGACAGGAAGCTCATGATCGATTGCGTTTGCCACTCTTGTTAAGTCTCCTAAAGTTTGGAGTCAAACTATGACAATTTGGACAAATTAGTTCAAGGTTATCCTCAGAACAATTCAAAGCATCACCGTCAATATGGTTGACCTCCAAAGGAATAGATTTGCTAGTTGGGTTAATTTGACTCCAACCACATTTACAACATTTGTTTTCATATTTATCAAAAAGATATCTTCTTACGAATACTTTAATTCGGATAGTCTTTCCCGTCCACCCATTGATGGACCCATCTTTCCAATTACTAATCAACTCTTGTTGTTTATATTTTCTTGTGCAAATCTGCGAACAAAATTTTCTTGGATTTTCCCTCTCGATGAAAGAAAATGAGTCTTTGCAATTCTCACAATTTTTTGTTTTAGTGTTAGTAATTTTTCTTAAATGGTTGTTGAAAGTTGCCGAACAAGACCTTGAACAGAAATTATTATCACCAATTTGGCTATTTTGGATAATCCGACTTTCTCCGCAATTTTTACAAATAATAGACTTGGTGAGAGTCTTCGCTCGTCGTGAACACTCTACGGAACAAAAATCGACCCTTTTTGTCCCTTTCAATCCCCTTCGTGCTAGTGATATACTAACGAAAAAAGGTTTCTTACAATTTAAGCATTCGCATGGAACTTTTGAGCCGCGAACAACATCTGAAATATTTGGTACGAGCATCTTCATACTAATACTTACCCCGATTCCCCGTCTTGGCTCCATACAATTTGTCGCGGGAGTGAAACGGAATAATAATCCAAGTCTCATAAGCTTTGGGATAACAGGTTCGACTCCTGTCTGCGCCACCATTGATAATGATCGTTTACATTTATATATGGATAAGGCTAAGGTAGCCGGAAGGACTCCAAATCCTTTGTGTCAAATCGGAAGAAATGACTACGATAAGATTCGATTTCTTATATCCATGCCATTTCAAAAACTTTATATGTGGTTGCGCAGAAGTCGGAGAGTCTGACCTGCCTTTCAAGCAGTGTCCCTTATGGGAAGCGGGTTCGATTCCCGTCAGCCATGCCATTTCGATACTTTGCCTTAACAATGTGTAGTTATTAGTTTCTAGAAACTATCCGTATGTGTGCATACGGGTTGAATGTTTTTATGGTGGTATTAGTGTAGTGGTTTCGCACTTCTCTTTGTGAAAGAGACAGGATGATTTCGAATATCATATACCACACCATTTTTCATTAATCTTATCTTGGATAATTTGGAAATATTTTAATGACGACAATTCAGTGAATTTCATCTGTTCGGTAGTGTTTATAACACACAATTCTATACCATCCTCGAAACATTTTTTGATTTTCGCGTATCATTTCTTTGAATATTTAACAATTTAGATTCCCCGTAGATGGGAGAGTAATGAAATATACCATTGATCTCAAAAGCCAAGTCTAATTTTTGGATGTAGATATCTAACTCTATCGCTTAGAAAATTTTAGTATTATTCCCTGTAGGTGTATCGGTTGCACATCTGGTTTTGGCCCAGACAGGCGTGGTTCGATTCCACGACGGGGAGCATTTTAGATTTTTGGGTGATTAAACTGTTAAGGAGGCAGTCGGGATTGTAAACCCCGCTCGTAATGATCGCAGGATTCGATTTCCTGATCACCCACCATTTCGCGTTGGTATCCGCTTCGGCTTCGAACCGATTGAAACGGTAAAGGACGCATGGGATTTCGAAATTCCCCCGACGCACCATTTGAATAATTTATCTAAACGATAAAGCCTGCACGTTTGAAGGTTCATGCGACCAATGATTACTACCATGTAGAGTCTCGCGAAACTGATCGGATGTATTTTCAACCTCTGTATAATTAAATGGTATAATAAGCCTTTGATAAAGGCTCTTCGTTGGTTCGATTCCAGCTATAGAGACATAATTTTCTAACCTCCGTTAGCTCACGATTGGCAGAGCAAGCTCTTTATAAGAGCGAGGTAGCTGGATCGACGCCAGCACGGAGGACCAAACATTTTTTGGTGCGTAGGCGAACACAACTCTTCGCCCACCAAAACATTTTTAACGAGACGGTGCTGCAAGGTTCGATCAGATCATGATCTGTGAAAGACCCCAAGGAACGCACAATTAAAAAGTCTAATATAGTTTCACGACCTCATGAGGAAGTGTTACGACAATAAACACAGAAGGTTCGAATCCCACTGGATGCACCAATTTATTGCGGTCAGGTGGTCTGGTTGACCATTCAAGTTTCATAAGCTTGAGAGCTAGGTTCGATTCCTAGGACTCGCTACCATTTGTTGAGTAGTCGTAGAAGTAAAAATGATATGGAAGCATGGTGAAACGTTAAATAACTACACGAGGTTTTTCGAAGAAAAAAACACCGCCTTGCGATATTTTTGCGAGAAAAGAGGCTACAAAGCGTTGATCTTAAATGTGTCTGATAATCCAGAATTTAACAAATTTTATAGAAAATATTTGAAACATTTTAATCGCAGGGTAGAGAAGGTGGTAACTCGGGGGTCTCATTCAGTAATCATGATGTGATTACTGAATAAGCCCTTTCATCGGATTCGAACGCCGCCCCCGCTACCATTTTTGCTACTATTTAAATTTTAATTTCAGAATAGCTACAAAACGATTCTGTTGACATCTAGGAAAGACTAGTGCCAATTTAAAAATGGGAGATTAAGTTATGCGGTAAACTTCGGATTTCATAAGTCCAGATAACGGATTCAGACGCCGTATCTCCTACCATACATTTTAACGGAAATGGGACTGCTTGGCGTGGTCGCGTGATTTGGGATCACGATATTCAGCGGGATTCGATGGCCCGATTTCCGACCATATGACTTTGGGATTAGTTCGATTCCACCTGTAAAGAACGTTCGTGAAATCCTTTTTGTTTCGTAAACTTTCTGCGCGGTATATGATAGTTGACTAAGTGCAACAACCCCGCACCTTTTCTGAGTTATGCAGTTGCGATAAAACGCTAAATAGATTGCAAACTCTATGGTGGAAGCTATGGTGAAAGCTGGCAACTTGCTTTGAAATGTTGTATTTATGCGAGCGTGGCGAAATCGGCAGACGCGCCAGATTTAGGATCTGGTTCCGCAAGGAGTGTGGGTTCAAGTCCCTCCGTTCGCACCAAGTCTGGATGGGAATTGGAAACAAGACGGACTTCATAAATGTCTACCTCACCGAATCGTTATTATTTGTGATAATCAAATGACGCAACCCTGTTTGCGAAAGAGGATAAACCTTAAACAGTTCAATTTATCATACTCCCCGCGCCTCTAAATGTATGCGTAATTCGGGGAGTCTTTTGAGAAATTTGATCACAGAGTTGTCTCTTAACCATTTATATGTCTCGCTCGCCTAAATAGCTTAATGGCGTTTCCCTTCCAAGGAAAAATAATGAGGGCTGCTAATCCTCGCGGGATACCAATTTTGACTGATAGAGTCCTCCCCATCTAAGGGATTTGCCGGAAGGTGGTGGCGATTCAAAGAAAACTGGTTCAGTCGATAATTTAAAAACGCTAAGTGGTGTAGTTGGAACTCGCACGACATTCTGAAAAAATGAGGGAATCTGTTCGAATCAGATCTTAGCGGCCATTATTCCGCTCGAATTAGAGCATGGAAAAATTTTATGGGGCATAGCTGTGGTCAGCGGAGAATTCTTGCAAAATTCTTGTCTATGATTTCGATTATCATATGCTCCACCATTTAAGCGGGTGTCGTATAACGGCTATTATGGGGCATTGCCTATGCCCAGATGGGAGATCGTCCCTCCCCACCCGCTCCAATTTTAAACATGAGGCGGAAATGTAAATGACGCAGCATTATCGAAAGAACTCTGGAACATCTACTAGTGATGCGAAATCCATTATTCTTAGAGATGAATCCTCCAAATGCAGGAGTGGGTCCAAATCCCACCATGTTTAAAGAATTTTAGTCCTCTGAGGGAGCAGGTGAACCCCAACCTCTGCAAAAGGTTTGTTGCTCGGTTCGATACCGAGAGATGACTCCACTTTTTAATTGACAATATCTGAAATTTTGATATCTTCACCCTATGAAGAAAATTATTGCAAACTTGGTGAGTTTTATATTTGAAATGATCGACCTTATATTTTGGTGTCTGTTTTTGTTTATGTTGTTGTTTATTGTTGCGGTAGCTTTTTACACCTTTGGGTGGCAATTATTGGCCGCTATCATTCTTATCCCGATCATCTTTTTTGGTTTTTATTTTATCTATGATGGTATTCGGTATATTTACGAATGGTCACAAAAAAACAAATAATTTTATGGTCTGCTCGCCAAGTGGGAAGGCCGAAGGTTTACATCCTTCCATGACTCCGTTCGATTCGGAGGCAGATCACCAATTTAGCGTATGGGAGATGAAATGTATATCAGGCAAAGTCCTCTCCAAGTGTAGGTTCAAGTCCTGCTACGCCCACCATTTTTACGTAAAAGAAAATTCGATGGCCTTTCCTTATAGGGCAACAAGATGTGAAACATTATCGAACGGTAAAAGTCCGTATATAGGGACAATTTATGGAATCGTAGAAAGCTGGAAAATTCACTTCCCTGTCAAGGAAGCTACGTGTGGGTTCGAGTCCCATCGGTTCCGCCATTTACGTAAAAGAAAACTGATGCACTTGTTGAGACGGGAGTGTGTGAAGATAGGGGTAAAAGTCCCAACTTGATCTCCAATTTCTGGAATCATAGCAAGCTGGAAAATGCGCCTCCCTGTCACGGAGATGATTTGAGGGTTCGAGTCCCTTTGGTTCCGCCTTTAAATACGCGAAGATTCTGTTGATATTCTTCTCAAAATTTCTTCTTTATGTTTCAAATGATCCGAATCAATAAGAATGATTTTCTGATTATCATCTTTCACAGATTGGATTTTATTAGGCAACCAATCCTCGATATAAAATTTTCCTTTAATTTCCACCCACAACTTCAAATCTTCGAGATAAAAATCTGGATAATATTTCTTATTTTTCCCTCGGTAAATGTAATGAAAGAATGTAGTTGTGTTTTTAGACCATTTGATATTATTATCATCCAAAAGTTCGGCAAATTGCGCTTCGGAACCCGAATCCATTTTGATACCATTATAAAAACAACGATGTAGTCGGGTGGAATTTTCTCTATATCCACCGAGATTAGGATTTTTATATGAACACGGTAAACTACAAAATTTTCTTTGACTGCTTGACGGTGAGCAGTAAAATTCTTTATCACATATCAGACATGTTTTATAAGTTCCTGTTTTAATATGTATAGGTTGTGTGTAATTCTTTTTCGCATAAGCCGACATTTTATTCCTCAATTCAGGGGTCCATATAGATTCCCTTCGTGGAATATTAAATTTCGCAGCACACGAAGATGTGCAAAAATGATTAGAGGATTTCTTAAAATCTTTTAATGGTTTACATACATCTTTATCACATTGGGCACATTTGCATAAAATTCGATTACCAGAGTGTATTTCTAAACATCCCCGAGAACAGAAAAGCATATGATTTTTAGATTTCAAAATTCTCCTTTTATCCAATACAATTCGTTTTTTGGAAAAGAATTGTTTTTCGCATCTTTCACATTTTAACTCAACGAGATCATGACTTTTTAATTTTGCTATATCGGATATAATATTCATATAACTACTTACACTAAACGGGGTAGAAATCCACCTAAAGTGCAAGTTTATTTTCAGAATTTAGGTGCATACAGCAATCAAAAAATTGTATATTAAACACAAAAAACTGCATCTAGTTTTTACTGCGATACCCTAACTGGTAAGGGACGAAGCTGTTAACTTCGCGTATTCCTCGAAAGAGGTATCTAGGTTCGAATCCTAGTTGCAGTGCATCAGGTAGGGAACACCTACCATTAAATTTGAGTGTTAAGTGAGAATGATGGCCAACACACTTGTTCAGAAATGTCTAAGAGTTGGAGATTGCCGAGAGGTCTCCGCGCCTGTGGCTCCAATTTGTCCCTTGGGGATGGATATACAGAACGGTCTGTAGATGCTCAATTAATTTTAAATCCCTTGATAGTTTAACATAATAGAACGAAGTCCGTGGGGACTTTGGCGCGGAGAATCACCGTGATGGGGACCATTTTTATTAAATTTCTTCGTAGCTCAATGCCCCAGAGCCTTGTGATAGTATACAAGAGATGTAGGTTCTAACCCTATCGAAGAATTAATTTTGAATTTGATTGAGAGAACCAAAAAACTAAATACCCTGCATATAGTATATCGGGGTCTGGGTCATACCACAGTAGATCATTGAATTGATCGAAGGATGATCCTAACCAAGCCATGTGTGAAAACAGGGCTTTGATACAGCAAGAACTAGTCGTGGAGTGTTACGCGAAAGACACCTTGGTTCTCTCTTTCATATAATTTAAATGGGGCTTTAACCGCCCGAAAAAATTATATGGATCATACTGAGGTAGGCTCCTCAAACTATTTTGAAAATAGTAGTAGCTCTAAAAGGCTAATCGTTCGATGCGATTATGATCCGCCATTTTTCTTGTTAGAGGTTGGCTTAGAAGCAGCAACGAATGATAAATTCTGATTGTCTATGACAATTACCTTTAAAGAGTAGAGCGAAACGCGAGTCTCCGATATCAACGGTCCATATTTTATGGGTGTCTGTGATAACATGAGCGTGTCAAAGTTAGATATTGACGTTCATGTTGGATTTCGTCTAACCGTGGAAGTAAAAGGATACCCCGTAAATGGTAAGGTCTGATTCTCTTTTGGCGTAATATGCACATAACAAGAAAAATTTTTTAATTCGAACTAGGGAATGGTAGTCACCCCGAATCAGGTATAGTCTTGGTTCGAGTCCAAGGTTCGCAGCATACAATTTCTCTCACAAAACGAGACAAACATTGGGGTATGGCCTAGATGGGTTAAATAAAAAGCGGTTATCGAGACCGTGATTAAAAAAGACTAGACGTTTGAGAGGGTGCATTTTTAATTTCGATCCATTAGTGTAATGATAACACAAAACATTCTCAGTGTTTTATCGCGAGTTTGATTCTCGCACGGATCGCCAATTTTGCCAGCCGTATAGCAGTACACACGCTATACGCACCTGATCATGAAATCTCCCTTTGAGAAAGGAGACCAAGGACGATTGGGCACTCGGGATCAATAAAGAGTCCAGATGAAATTCTCACTCACCTGCTTTGCTGATATTCCCCGTAGCTGGTAAAACTTTTTTAAATAATAAGTAGTTTCATATGGTTTAAATATGCAATAGTAAACCCTCGGCTTGCGGAGCCGTAGAAAGGTTAAAGGACACATGAGATTTCGAAATTCTCCTATTGCACCATTTATTTGTTGACAATCCTCTAAACATGTTTATATTGGGGAGATGAACATAAAACTGAATATACCGATAGAAGATGTAGAAGTTCTCGAATGGTGGTCCTTGGAGTTTATGAAACGAAAAGAAAAAATTCTTAAAAAACGGAGCACTCCGGTTCGGGTGAGATTACTATCTAATCAACAATTTATCACCACCAAATCAAAGAAAACCATCTGGCCGAGTATCGGTGCGGCCAAGAGCGCACTTCGATTAGATTTTTCGGGTTTGGACGAATTCGTGCCTCGATGCGAGTGCCACGGTTATAATTATAGACATAAAATTACTAAAACCCACTTTCAAGATTGGAGAGAAAAGGTAGAAAGAGATGAAGCGGCATTTCAAGAATTTATTGAAAATTGGGTAGAGTTCGTCCCATGTCTGAGTTAATATTATGAATCATAGACCTATACAAATCATTTTACCAGAATCTCAAACCGAAATGGTCCTAAGAGACTGTCTAATGGCGTCTTATGATACTAAGGTAGATCAATTAGATTGTTCAAAATCTGTGGCACGACAAAAGACGGATAAAACCGTAGAAGAAATTTTACAAATGGGGTTGAATTATGATCACACATTGTATAGTTTTATTTATAAGGACATGTCTTTCCTTCCTCAAGAATATCCCAAAAATCATGATTATTGGGATGTCGGATTATCAACCCTAACATCCGACGTTAGTTATTATCTTTGGATTCGATTATTTGTTCAAGATGGTTGGGCCATTGCTTCTGAATATGACCTGAAAGAAAGAAAATTTTAGAATATGGGCGTGTGGTGAAGCTGGCTGAAACACCATCGACTTAAAATCGATGACCCAAGTGGTTAAACATCGTGGGTTCGATCCCCACCACGCCCACCCTAGATAAAGGCATTATGTAGTGAAAAAAATGCGACAATTGATGGTTCTCAAATAGATAGTTGACATATATATAACATGTGTGGTAAAGTAAAAGTTACCAATGAACATATTTCATCTATCCTCTGATCCTAAAGAAGCTGCAAAATATTATGTAGATCGCCATGTAGTTAAAATTATTACCGAAATAAATCAATGTTTGTCATCTGCATATCCCAAAGGCACGGCACCTTATAAATGGACTCACACCAATCATCCAATGACAAAGTGGTGTCGGGCATCCAAATCTAACTTTAAATGGTCTATAGAGCACTGTCAGGCTCTATGTGAGGAATATACATATCGGTACGGAAAGATCCATAAAGGTGAAGGCGTCCTTGATTGGTATCGGCAAAACGATCCACAAATTGAAAATGTTGAAATGACCGCTGTGCCAAGGTGCTTCGGCACCTTCAAGGATTTGATCCCAGAAACTAAAAATCACATTGAAGATTATCGAAATTATTATCGAGTTGGTAAGAAGCATCTTTTTAATTGGAAAAAGCGAGAAACTCCAGAATGGATACTTGACAAATCTATAAAAGATTGATAATGTCGAGGCATACAAACAATAAATAATATGAAAAAGGAAAAAACATTAGCCGGTTCTCGGTTGGGCGATCCAGACGAAGCTCTCAAAAAACACTGCAAAGCTGCGAACCGTTTATTTGATAATTCATTTGCCGTGGAACTGGCGGAAGAAACACGCACCAATTACCAAAAACCTGTCGATCTAACTCTTCAAATTGGGCATGGAGATATTCATTTGCTAAAATCTCATTTTATCAAACCTCCGACCGATGAACGTGAGCGCAAATATATTAATGAGATTAAAAAATTATCAGAGGAAGAACTTTCCATATTTTTAGTTAAATTGGCAGTCCGTCAGGTCGCGGGGGAATACGCAAGAAGTTTAATTAGTCCTTCTGTATAATTATGAAAATTTCATTCGATTTTGATGATTGTTTGGCTATCCCTCGCAGAACCTCTGGGGACTCATTGGTTTGGGCTGGTAACAACTATGTAATCGACCTCAACGAGAAGATTAGTAAGGTGATGTCGGAACATATTGCCAAGGGTGATAACGTCCATATCGTATCATTTCGTAAATTGGTGGGTAAATTAGAAATGATTCATTTTATCCGAGATCATGACTTAATGGTCCCGATTGATCATATCCATTGCACCCATCACAATCCTAAAAGTGAGATTATTAATGAATTAGGAATCGAAATTCATTATGATGATATGATTCAGGTATGTATTGATTTGAATCTTCATTCTAAATGTAAACCGATTCTCGTTTTGCCAGTGGGAGATGTTGGGAGGAATTCTAGTGCTGACCTTTTTGAACAATTTGTTTATTGATATTTTGGAACGTAGGCAGATATTGGCTTGCTGCGTAAGTTTGCTAAATTTATCCACTCGAAAGGGTGGTCAGAGTTCGATCCTCTGGCGTTCCGCATATGGAGGGTAGGCAAATGTTGGTTTGTTGCGCCAGTTTGGAAAACTGGTCTGGTCGAAAGGCCAGCGAGAGTTCAATTCTCTCACTATCCGCCAATTTTCAAAATGTTCTAAAATTTGTTTGACAGATCCCCAAATATATACCATTATACGTGCATAACTAAGAGGAAAACCCATAGCACATCTAATAAAATTATGTTACTCAATAAAAAAGAATCGAAATTCAAACAATTCCATCGTGTGAATGAACGGATCAGCGAATTGTATGATCTTATTCGAAAAGCACCTTACAAACCTCTCGAAAATAAGATTTTCGTTGGGCACTGGAGATTCTTCCAAGTTCGTAAAGATGTTCTTCGTTCTTCTATCGGTGAACAGGTTCAACAAGTTGTCGATGCCTGTAATCATTGGGTTTTGGGTAAAAAGAACGACGGAAAGAGTTATCGAACATCTAGTGAAATTATATCTTATGGTCCAGATGCGCTGTCTTATTATGTCGAAGGACAATTACTACGACCCTTGACTCAGGAAAAGTTTGATAAATCCGGATTTAACCCATCCTTTGAACGTAAATGGTTTAAGGTTAAAAGAAAGACCATTTCTTATGGTAGTAAGAATGTTATTTATAAATATTATTTCCCACAAGTTTCTGCACACATGCTCGAATGGAAATATAAGGCAGCATATATCACCGAAATAAAAACCCGAGAAGATGATTATGAATCTGAATTGTTTCGCCTAAATAATTTCATGGAACAGAACGATGGATGGAAACAACTTCATCGCAACTATCGAGATGAGTGGGATATGTCACTAGATAAAAAAGCCAAACTTTTGAAGATTAAAGATCTAGAGATTCGAAACTATTCCGAAGATATTTAACCTTTAAAAAGAGAATCCCATAACTTGAAGGCAATATCAACAACAATTATTAATACACCTCCTAATGCGATCCATATTCCTTTAACTCGTAAATTAGACACCTTTTCAACAACATCATCATTTTCGAGGGTATCTATTCGCGAAGTCCTATTTCTTAATTCATCTTGAATGATTTTTATATCATCTTCTATTGATTTTAAATTCTTGGTGAACGTTTCTTTCCATACAGAATCTAGTGCTAAATTTACTGCCAATTCTCGTTGAGAATTGGACGAATCAGTCATCATTTCACGGATGAGTTTAGTATGATCAGCAACGTTGGTTAAAACCATCATAGAATGGTCTCTCCACCCACGTTCAACATATTCTTGGGTTTTGATAATATCGTCAACCATTATATTTTAGACTGCGGTATTTGAACGAGTTAGATTACGAAATGGGGTTCTACCAAATCCTCTTGGAGAGGTTCGGTCCCATATATAAATATTGTTATCAACCATTTCGGTGACATCTTTAGATATTCCGATGTAGTTAATAACATGATTACCTTCTAATATGGGGGAAAGTATTAGATGGTTGTAATATACAACACTTTCTTTTGTTAAATTTTTCAATAAAACATCACAACCATCTCCGGTTTCAAATGCTTTATTCATTGTGTTAAGAGCTTCTTGATCTACATCACCACCTTGTAAAATTGATCTATTTTGACCGACTAATTCTTTTGAGCTATAACCAGAAATTCTACAAAAAGATTCATTAACATATAAGATATTATGTTCAGGAGATGATGCTTCGGTAATAATGATACCGTCTCTGGTCAGAGCAACGGCTTTTTGGATAAGAGAAGTATTAAAAAAATTGTCGAAATTAAAATCGGTGACATCCGTAGCAACTCCTACGGTGTTATCATGGTTAAAATCATGGACCGAAAATCTCCATGCTAACTTTGCATATTCACCATTTTTCTTCTTCCATCGATTGATAAAATGATTTAGACGATCAAATTGTATGTCATTTCCTTCTAAAATAGATGACCATACAATTTCGGTCTTTTGAACATCATCAGGATGAATGAACTCCCATACTTTTTTACCTATCATTTCATCGTTTGTATATCCCAGAATTTTTCCGGTTGATTGTGACAATCTCAAAATTTCACCATCTCGGTTAACAAATACGATCATATCAGGAGACGCCGAAAATAACAGTGATAATTGATTTTCTACTTTTATTAAATTTTGAGATAATTTTTCCAAGTCATTCTGACGAAGTTCTACTTTCGTTAATAATTCCTCTAAATTTTCTCGCACGGAAATACTTACTTATTTCTTGACATTTTTTCGTAGGATATTATAATTGGCTAATTATGAGCAAAGCATTAAACATACATGTCTTAGTATTGAACAAATCTTGGAAACCAATAGGACATACAACGGTAAAGGATGCACTTGAAGATATGAACTCATCTAAATACCCTAAAAAGGCACTAAAGATCGAATATATGAAAGATGATCAAGGAAATTTTGATTTTTCTGCCCCAACCGAGGTTATTCCTTTGTCTTGGAAAGAATGGGCTACCTTATCACCTAGAGAATTCGATGAAGATTCTATCCGAACGGTTTCTTTGGATGTCAGACTTCCTACGGTTATCATTGTGGGTTCTAATTATAATAAAATGCCCGTCAAGACGTTCCGAGCAACAAAGAGAAATATCTATAACCATTATGGAGGAAAGTGTATATGGACGGGTGACGTGGTTCCTTATAAAAGTGCTACCATAGAGCATATGCACCCAAGAAGTCGTGGTGGTGAAAACACTTGGGAGAATTTGGCTATTTCGTCCCCAGAATTAAATAGAAAAAAGGCTGATAGAACACCCGAAGAGTTTGGTATTATTCCTAAATACCAACTTAATAAACCGAAACCAGTTCCAGCACATATTTTGATCAAATCGGCAATTTGTGTGGATTGGAACATGTTTTTGAAGTTTTAAATTGTGTGGAGAATTGAGATCCAAGAAATTTTTAGATTGGTTATATAAAGATTCTACGGTGTTTTTAGATAGAAAATCTGAGAAAAATTATTTTAAAAAAGAAAGTTCTCGACATTGTTTACAATTCTGATATAGATATATAATATGAGAACGACTTTCAAAAATATATCGATTATTCTTATCGGAGATACACATTCATTAAAACTGGTTAATCTTTTCGAAAAAAAAATCCCAGAAGACTTTCAAGATTGTGTCTTTCTACATTGTGGTGATGCGGGTGAAGGGTTCCACCATCCCATTAAAGAAAGACATCTAATACGTAAATTATATGAATATATGACCAAAATCAATTCTTATTTAATAATTTGTCGAGGGAACCATAGTAATCCCATATTTTTCCATCAAAATCATTGGGCTAATCGAGAATTTGGTGAAAGAGTTTATTTTTCACCGGATTATTCAATATACGATATTAATGACAAACGTATTCAGATAATCGGTGGTGGTATCTCTATCGACCGATCTGAACGAATTATTGGTAAATCTTGGTGGGAAAACGAAGAAGTGGTCTTTGAACCTGAACGAATCGAGAAGGTTGATATCTTAATGACGCACATTGGCCCTACAAACTGTGGATTATCTAAAGCCGAGACAAACTCTATGGTTATGCACTATCACGGTGTAGAGGCCATGCAGGGTGGTGATCTATTAGGTGAATTGATTCACGAAATGGAACTGGTTCAGCACATGTCTGATTTATCAGAATGTCAGTCTCATTATTTCGGTCACTATCATCAAAGTCATTACGTTTTCGATTCTCATAATAATAGAGTTTATCGGTGCTTAGATATCGATGAATTTAAACAGATTAAATAATTTGACTTAATCAAAAAAACTGGTATGATAAATATCAATCAATAAAGATGCAGACAGCAATCAAAATGGAAAAAACGCATCTTGACAATTTAATAAAAATCTATAACATAACAATATAAAGGTGCTTGCAGCAATCAACTTATCTTAATGAAAAAACCAGCATCTTGACCAATCAAGACCAATCAAGACCAATCAAGACCAAATAAAAATATGAACTCACTAATCAACTCTATCGAAAAGAACCAAAATTTCACTCTAACCGAGAATGGTGCCTTTACTCACAAGTCTACTTTGAGTAATCTATTGGATTTCTTTGGTCTAGGTGGTGCTATGCGTTCTCGTTCTGATGAAGATGTTATTTCCTTGTTTTCTAAGGCATTTGCCGAAGATCAAGAACTGGCTCTAAAAACCATGTTTTATTTCCGTGACGCCCGAGGGGGAATGGGCGAGCGTAAGACTTTCCGAACAATCATCAAGTGGTTGGGCAATGAGTATCCAACTATTGTCGTAAATAATCTAGAAAACATCGTGTTCTATGGTCGATATGATGATCTTTTTTTCTTGGAAGGAACCAAGTCTTGGGACAAGGCTCTAGAATTTTGGGGTAATGAGTGGAACAAGGGGTTCGAGACGAACTCTCTAATCTTCAAATGGTCTTGTTCGGAAAATACTTCTTCTAAGTCAACTAGACGACTTGCTACGATTTTGCGTAAGCACCTTGGACTATCATCTAAGGAATACCGTCAAACTCTTTCTCATATGCGTGAGAAGACAAAGGTTGTTGAGCCTCTTCTTTGTGCAAACAAGTGGGACCAGATCGAATATTCTCATGTTCCTTCGAAGGCATCTTTGACCTATAAAGATGCCTTCCGTAAGCACGATAAGGAACGTTATGAAAACTTTTTGGCGGCAGTTAAGAAGGGTGAAACTAAGATCAATGCATCTACATTGTATCCTTACGAAATTGTTGAAAAGATTCTGAATCGATGTGATAAGAGTGATACTTTGGATGTCCTTTGGGATGCTCTACCTGATTATATCGGAGAGAACAAGCACAACGGAATCGTTATTGCGGATGTGAGCGGTAGCATGACTGGCAGACCAATGGCAGTCTCTATCTCTTTGGCAATTTATTTTGCCGAAAAGAACAAGGGTGCCTTTGCCAACAAGTTCTTCACGTTCTCCGAAACCCCAACACTTCAATCTGTTGTTGGAAACAATATTCGAGAGAAGGTTCAGAACCTTGAAAGGGCGGATTGGGATATGTCTACTAACTTGCAAGCAACGTTCGATCTGATTCTTACTACAGGAATGCGGAATGATGTTCCGCAGGAAGATATGCCTGATACCCTCTACATTGTTTCGGATATGGAATTCGATATGGCTTGTCGTGGACAGTCTGTTACAAACTATGAGGCTACCCGTCTCAAGTATGAAGCAGCAGGATATGTGCAACCAAACTTGGTGTTCTGGAATGTCAATGCCCGAAACAGTCAGTCACCGATCACCAAGGATGATAAGGGAACATGTCTCGTAAGCGGGTGTTCGCCATCTATCTTGAAGACGTTGCTTTCGGGTAACACTATCTCTCCGCTGGATGTCATGTTGGAAACCATAAATGCAGAACGATACAATCAAGTAACAATTTAACTAATTTAGATTCTTACGCCCAAGATGAGGTATCCCGATGAAACCGAAAGACCAAGATATGCAAAACAGCAGCCAAGAAACCAAAAATAACGCATCTCCCATGACAGAAGTCCAGCAGGGACGGGAGTTCCCTGGATCGCTCTGTTCGGATTTTTCTGTTTCTTCGCACTCAGCATACCAAGGATGCTTAATCGGTCGATATGACAGTCCGTATCATCAGCCGATTTTTGGTAGATTAAAGTATCCTTCTCCAGAAACAGTAGGTCACGACGCCGACAACCAGACCAAGTTGCCCGATCCAAATCACGCGCCACTACCAGTCAGCCACGTATAACCTATTTGGATATGGAGAAAATATTAATATGAAAAATAGATTATCATTTATAGAATATGGTGGATTGTTGGCACTTACATCAAAAGCAAGAAGCGAAGATCCGCATACGAAAGTTGGGGCTTGTGCCATGGATTATAGCAATAGAATAATTGCTACTGGTTATAATGGGCTGTCACCTAATAAAAAAATACCTGAATGGATGTTTCTAGAAAAAAACAGACATAAAAAGGCTGAGTTATTCATTCATGCTGAATCTAATGTATGTTCCCTTATTAAAATAGGGGAATGTCGAGATTTATATATAACCATATCTCCTTGTATAAAATGCTGTCAAACGATAGGAGCCATGCAAATTAAGAGAGTTTTTTATCTCGAAGAATATTCTAAATGTAGTGGATTCAAAGATTTTTTCGATTTCCATAACATCGAATATAATATTATATCAGAAGATAGTAGAAGAAATATTCAAAATTTTTTAAAAATGGAACTACTTAATTATAAATAATTCTGATGAATGATCGCAGAGAAAAACAGAAATTTGCTCTTTCGGACCCAGAGCAGTAGAGGTGTTTTCATTACACCAATATTCAACCTCTGTGGTGGTGGGAGAATTTATAAAAATCTGATAAATGGACTTGATATTTTTCGAATCTGGTGTTAATGTTGATAAATACTGTCATGAAACATACCAAGAAAAAACTCAAACTACCAAAACCTAAACAATTTGAGGATATGAAGAAATGGCTTTCATTTTATGAAAGCCATGGAAAACTCCCATACATAGAAATTTATTGTTGTGAGTGTAAAATGCAGAGGGCTAGTATGTCGCCCCAAAAGGTTAAGAAACTTCTGATTGGTTCTAACATCTCAACCATCCTGACTACCACAAATTGTAAAATGTGTGTTAAATTCGAAAAGGATCGAATTAAAGAAATTGTTAAAAAAGAGAAAAAGGAAAACGAAGTTTATTTACCTAAAATTGTAAATATTATGACTCGCGAAGAGATGGATATAAGGGCCGATGAAATTCGGAAAAATTTACCAGTAATTGATCTCCATAAAAAGACCGTAATAATCGATCTATCAAAAAATCGAGAGGCCTGTGAAAAAGAAACCAAATCAAATTGCATCCGTCCTGATATTTTTCTAAAAAATCGCGATTGTGATGACTGTAGTTTGAATGTATTTTGTAAATGCCCGATTAAAAAGTTTTCTAAATATTATAAATCAAAATGATGATTTTCTTGACTAACCTACATGGTTTATATATATTTCGGGAATGTTAAGAGCAAAGGGAAAATTTTTAGTGGGAAAAGACTTTATCAAGATCACAACCGATCTTGATTTTTGTCGATACTATCGCGCCCTTTTCAACAAGGCTCATTGGGACACTATCAAGAACCAGACGCCTCGTTACGGGGCACACATAGGCATCTGTAACCCGAAACACCATAAAGGAACCAACTGTTCGAAATATAAAAAATTGAACGGTAAAGAGATTTGGTTTGACTATGACGTTTCGGGTAATTATGGTGGGTTTGAAAAGGGATTCTTGAACTTCTGGTTAAATATTTTTTCGACCGAGTGCGAGACTATTGCCAAGGATCTAGGGATCTTGAAAAAAACCGATGGATTTGCATATTTTCATATCACGATTTTATCAACCAAAGGAATAAACCAATGCAAACAAAAATCACGAAGTTTGAAAGACTAAATATAATAATATGAACGAACTAGAACAAATTAAGCCAGATGAAAATGGTATGTACGACCAATACGGTAATAGATATCTAACTCTTACAATCGAAGATTATAATAAAGCCCTACGCACCATACGGAATTTTAAATTGATGGAATTTATACACCTGATGGGGTTGCGATAATTTTAAATAGTCATTGACAATTTCCGAAAAACTGGTAATATAACATATATGGAAACTTATATATTGGTTCATTTTTTTTTACTTCTTCTCGGTATCGTTCAGCAGCTTCACTTTTCGTGAAAAAATGTGGAATAACTGAGATTTAAGTGTAATTATTAGAAGTCCATGAAGAAAAAACGCAACATCCGTTCGTCTCGGCTAACGCTTAAATTCGCTAACGCTCATAAAAGCGAAAAGGTTGCTGAATTCCTAGACGAATATGCACGCGTCGTGACAGAATTCGTGGGGCGGTTTTGGCACGAGCTGAACGATGGGAAGCAAGTACAACAGATGCCTAGCGGCGAGATTACGAACGTTCAAACTTGGCTTTCTGCGAGAGCAATTCAGTGTGCCGCGAAACAATCTAGTGGCATTGCCAATGGCAGTCTTGCGAAGAATAAGCGCAGAGAATGGCAAGTAAAGGAGTTTGAAAAAGCAGGGCAACACAAGAAGGCACGGGTTCTGCGAGCAATCATTGAAAAAAACAAGGTCTCTTGTCCAGCAACGAATCACGTTGAGGCTCAACTAGATAGCAGATTCTTCGATCTAAACCCTTCTATTTCAACGAGTTTTGATGCGTGGCTTACGATCAAGAGTTTGAGGGGTGCCAAGGGCACAAAGGACACCACGGGCGTAAAAGACACCAAGGTTGTAGGAGGCCCAACGGGCATTCGCGGCGAGAAGTTGCTAATTCCTCTAAATTACCACAAGCATTTTAACTCCATACAAGAGACTGGAACGCGCCTCAATAGCGTTCGAATGTCCAAAACAGAGGTCTCGTTATCCTTTGAGATTCCAGAGCCGCAACCTGCGGAATTGACTCTTTCCTCAATAGGAGTTGTTCCCGCAATAGGAATTGTTCCCGCAATAGGCATTGACATCGGGCAAACGTCCATCTTTTCGGTGAGTGATGGTTCACAGATCAAAACGGGAAACCACGGATGGTCCCTCAAAGATATAAACAATAAGATGGCGCGATGCAAGCGCGGGAGTGACGGCTTTAAACGCGCCGAATCACACTGCCGAAACTTCGTGGGCGAATCCGTAAATCGGCTCAATTTCACGGGAGTCGCGTCTGTTCGCGTGGAACGCATCAAACATCTAAAGCGAGGTCGCCGAACCTCAAAATCACTTTCTCACTGGAGCGCAACAAAGCTACTAAACGCCGTTAAACAAAAGGCTCAATCACTTGGCGTCCAAGTGTCTGAGGTAAATCCGATGTTTACCAGCCAGCGATGTTCGTGCTGCGGATGGGTGCAGAAGGCTAATAGACGCGGAGAACAGTTCGTTTGCAAAGGGTGCGGAAACGCACAGAATGCAGATATGAATGGCTCCGTGAACATTAGCCTTGACCTTCCTTTATTGCCGAAGGCTGCTCGGGAGCAACACTGGAACCGTTCCGGGTTCTATTGGAACAGTTCCAGTCCTCCCACTGACGAGCTTATAGTCCGTCAGGCTCAAAAACCAATGGAATCGTTGTTGTCCAACAGGGCACCACAGATTTCTCAATGAAAATTGGAACTATGAGTGATGTGATCGCACTTATCTTAATAAGTATGGGATTTTTGTTCTGGGCTGGAATTCTTCTTTGGTTTAAATAATATGGAATATAAATCAAAACAACACGACGATTTCGAGAAAAATCTTGGAAAAATAACATCGGCTAAATTTGGTCTGGGCGGATATCAAGATGTTCAAATGGGACTTAATATATCTTTCAGTATCAAAGGTGGTGATGGATCAACATTTGTTGACGGTGGTTGGGACTATTCTAATATCGATGTCACCAAATATACAAAATGGGACGAGGATGATCGATCAAAATCCATGGCTAATATGTGTAAAGAAGTCAGTCAGATTTTAAACGATGCCAAATGTTCTACGGTTGATCAATTAATTGGTAAACCTATAGAAGTGTCTGTAGATTTTAATACATTTAAAAGTTGGAGAATTTTAGAGGAAGTTCTATGAAAATACATACACTAGGTTACGGTGGTGCTTTTGATGTTTATGAAGGGAATTCTTCTTTTATCGTTGAAACGAATGGTAAGACTATATTGGTTGATTGTGGTTGGGATGTTTTTCCTAAATTGATTAAAACTGGATGGGTTGATAAGATCGATTTGATTTATATCACCCATGTTAATGCTGACCATGTTGGAAGTCTTGAATCATTAATTTACTATAGATGGTTTTGCACCAAACCCCAGAAACCGATTCAAATTGTGGCTAGTAATACCGTTATGCAAGATGTCGAAAATATTTTATATATGGGCGGTATGCAAAGAAATGTTGAATACCGATCTTTGGGAGATCCTGACATCATAACATTTTCTACAGATTCTGAACATATCAAGGGTGTAAATTCTAGCGGGGCTTTTTTATTTGAAGGTGACAACATCTTAACATTTTCTGGTGATATTGGAAAACCGTTATCCTTTTTATCGACATCATTAAGTAAAGGAACCACGGTTTTTCATGATGCTTCCACATTTAATAATGGTGTGCATTGTTATTACCAAGAACTTTTGGAATATAAAGATCATAAGAATTTTTACACATATCACCACAATGATGCATCGGCGGAAATCCTTCGAAATGAAGGTTTTAAAACTTTGTCTGATTATTCGGTGATTAGTATTTGACATTTTTATAAATTTAGATATAGTCAGGTCATGAAATTAACACAAGTCACCAAAATTTTAGAATTAACCCCCATCCCAAATTCGGATTTTATCGAACGTTCGCTTGTATTGGGGTGGTATTGCGTGGTTAGAAAAGGTCTACATAAAGTTGGAGATACTGTTATTTTTGTATTTCCCGATACCCTAATCGATAAGAAACTTATCGATTCAACGTATGAAGGAAATGAAAGAATTCGTCTCAAAACCATGAAAATGCGGGGGCAGTTTTCCGCTGGTCTAGTTCTCCCAGCATCCGTATTGGGATTTGAGGTTCTCAATGATGGATTGGTTTTGGAAGAGGGAATGGATGTTGCAGAATATCTAAACATCGAAAAATATGAAACACCGATGTCATCACAATTAGCCGGAATCGCTCTTGGCGATTTCCCAACTTTCATCGTTTCGAAAACGGATGAAGATAACTACCGAAGTAACCCAGATGCAATCTTGGAATTGAAAGAAGATAGGTTCCAAGGACAAGAACTCGTAGCCACAACTAAGTGTGATGGTTCTTCGGGAACGTTTTTTAATTGGTACGGAACTATCCAAGGAAATCATTTGCGTGTTTGTTCTCGTAACCTTGAACTTAAAAAGGATGAAAACAACACCTTTTGGAAGATGGCCGAAAAATACAAGATCGAAGACACTCTCAAATTGGATGGTCGGAATTTGGCCATTCAATCAGAAATCTGTGGTGAAGGTATTCAAGGAAATAAAATGAACCTTAAAGGACAACATATGTTTATCTTTGGAATCAAAAATCTTGATGGTGGAAATTGGTTTTCTTGGGATGATGTGTTGGAGTTTTGTATGCGTAGCGATTACTTGCAACCTGTAGAAGAATTATTCCGTTTCAAAGTCGAAGACATGCCTTCCCTCGAAGAATTGCAAATTATTGCCGATAGTGTTAAATACGACAACGGTAAGACCGATGGTGAAGGTCTTGTCCTTAAAACTGTAGAGCCTATCAGGTCTAACGTTTTGGGTAAGAATTGGAGCGTGAAGTTTATATCAAGCCCTTACGATGCAAAGAAATAATCCAGAGAAATTATAACAAGTTTTTGATATCGATCATGAAAAGAATTGTTTCAAGTCAGCGACACACAAAATTTACTATTAAAATTAAACCAATCATGATATCAACACAAACAGAAGACAGAGAACAGCGTATATGGGAAATTGAGAATCAACCTGAAAATTTTATGAATGATCCATTCATGGAACCACATCATGTTTTCAATAGACTTCAAGATGAATATAATAAACATAAGAAACTTATTATTGCATGTGATTTTGACTCGACTTTATTCGACTATCACAAAAAAGGATATAAATTTCCTAAACTCGTTGCACTAATGAAAGATTGTAATGCACTAGGTTTTAGAATCGTGATCTTTAGTGGATCTTCGAAAGAACGTCATATAGCTATCCATATGGAATGTAATAAGCTCGGAATCGTGATTGATGGTATCAACGAAGATCTGATCGATTGGCATCCTGTAAAGAGCCATGATTGGAGTCGTAGTAAGATTTATTTCAACATCCTTCTCGATGATCGTGCTGGTTTGAAATGTGCTTATGATGCCTTGCGAAATTTGGTTGATGAACTTTTGAAGAAAAGGGTCGACCTTTCTTAAAAAATTGGATATAGTCACATCATGAAATTACCTATTCTATATTCACTCACTTCGACTGGTGCAATTCAACAATGGGAGGTTATTGTTGATGGTGGATCTTTCACCACCCGTTATGGTCAGAAAGATGGAAAGATCGTCGAGGCAGCATGGACCGATACGGTTATGACCAATGCTGGTCGAGCCAATCAACGCGATCCCGAAGCACAGGCACTATTCGAAGCCGAAGCCATGTGGAAAAAGAAAAAGAAATCGGGTGGGTATTTTGAAAATATCGATGATATTGGTAAGATGTCATTCGTCGAGCCTATGCTTGCCAAGAACTTCAAGGATCGTATCAAAAAGATTACTTATCCATGCGTCTCACAGGTGAAGTATAATGGATGTTTTGCCTATGATACAAAAATTACTACAAATCTAGGAGATATTAATATCGGTGATATCGTTGAGAATAATATCGATTGTGAAGTTTTGACTTATAATATGGTAAGTAGGAAAACCGAATTTAAACCGATTAAAATGGGGTTTAAAGATTGTTTCGATGAAAAGGAACAAAATCCCGATTGGTTCGAAATAGAATTGATGAATGGTAAAAAAATACAGGTCACGGGTAATCATAGGCTATATCTACCAAGATTAAAGTGTTGGAGACGGGTCGATCAAATAAAGGATAGCGATGTATTGGCATTAAAAAAATAACAAACCATTGTATTTTATGTGTAAGTATATATGTGAACCATTTAGAAAAATTTAAAAAAATGAAAATAGATATGGAGATTATATCTCGACATCCAAATGACTGGACTCGAAGAAAATATTTAAAAGGGATAATCTCGAAAGAATTTTTGGACGAAGTCGTGAATTTCCATAAATTTAGTATGAATTTCATCGCCCAGAATATTCTTCAACCGAGGGGTATAAAAATGTCTGCGGCGGCGATCATATATCGTTGTAAAACTTATGGAATAGATACACCGACCATGGTAGATTCTGCCAATAATCCCAAAGTTCGCAACAAATTTAAAGAAACATGTGATACGAGATATGGTATGGAACATCCTATGTCGAAAAATTCCAGATTTTATAAAAAAAGGAATAAAACAGTAAAGAATAGGTATAATATTGCGAACGTGTTTCAGTTAGAATCGACGAAAGAAAAAAGTAAAGAGACTCTGATGACAAAATATGGAGTCACAAACCCAAATTATCTTCCAAATCGTCCAAAACATAGCGGATATAGAAGCAAGTTACAAATTATCGTAGAGGATATGTTAAAAGAATTGAACATAGAATTCGAATATGAACCACAACATAGATTCTTTAAATTTAATAAAAAATTGAATCGAGAGTTTTGTCCCAGACCGGACATATTGATAGAATCTAAAAAGATTGTTATAGAGATAAATGGTGATATCTGGCATGGAAATCCCAAAATATATAAAGCAACGGATATAATTCCGATTTGGGGTGGAAATAAAACGGCGAGAGAGATTCGAAAAAAGGATAAAATACGAATTCATCACATAGAAGATTTTGGATATAAAGTGATTGTTTTATGGGAGCTTGACATTCGAAAAAATCCAGATAAAATAAAGAAAATTATAAATGAAAACTGTAAAAATTAAATCTATAAAAAAGATACCACCGCAAAATCGATACGATTTAGAAATCGTAGGAAATCATAACTTTTATGCTAATGGCATTTTAGCACATAATTGTCGCGGCATTGCAACCAAAGAAGGTCTATACACTCGTAAGGGTGAAAAGTATATGACAGTGCCTCATATCGAAGATGCTTTGAAAGGATTCTTCGCGGTATATCCCGATGCGGTTTTAGATGGTGAATTGATGGGTGATGGTCTCAAAGATAAATTGAACGAAACGATGAAATTGATTCGTCGGAGTGTCCATATCACACCAGAACATTTGAAGAACAGTGAACAACGGGTTCGGTTCTTTGTTTACGATGGATACAATATAGGAAATGTTACCAAAGAATCTATTTACATGTCGAGATATGCTCGGATCAGTATCGAACTCGAAACGACTCCTTATATCAAATTGGTTCAGAATGTCATGTGTAACAACCTTGAAGACATCTATAAGCATTTTGGAAAATTGGTTGAGGATGGTGAAGAAGGATCAATCATTAGGTTACTTAATGCACCTTATGAAAACAAACGATCTGCAAATCTTCTCAAAATGAAGCAGACAGATGATTCAGAAGCCGAAATCTTAGATATCAAAGAAGGGACCGGAAATTGGGCAGGGATGGGTAAGGTCATTACTCTTAAATGGAACGGAAAAGAATTTGATGCTTCGTTCAAAGGAACCCAAGAAGAGGCTAAAAAATTCTTGGACGATAAAGATCAATGGATCGGTAAGACGGTGACATTCCTCTATAACAATCTAACCGGACTCGGAGTTCCTAACTTTTCCCGAGTGGACTACAACAATTGTTTGAAGTAATATGAAAAAAGGCAGACCATTAGCACCGAAGGGTGGAAACGATAAAGTATGGACACCAGATGATCTGGCTTTCCGTATCGTAGATCATTTTCAACCTTCTGGACTCATTTTAGAACCATGTAAGGGTGAAGGCTCTTTTATGAGGGCATTTTCCAGAAATGGTATAAATGATGCCATTTGGTGTGAAATTGATAAAGGTGTTGACTTCTTAGAATTTAATGATAAGGTTGATTGGATCATTACGAACCCGCCATGGTCACAATTCAGGAAATTTTTGAAAAAGTCTATGGAAGTATCGAACAACATTGTTTTTCTTGCTCTACTAAATGCATGGTTTATGAAAGCTAGGGTTCGAGATATGCAAGAAAATGGTTTTGGATTGGTTGAAGTGTTGATGGTAGATACACCACCCAAACCTTGGCCTCAGACGGGATTTCAGTTGGCAGCAGTCCATGCCCTAAAAGGATATACAGGAGAAGTTAAATTTACATTTTAAAATAATGGCAATGGATTAATAGTTGTTTTATAATTCGCAAAACCTCGTCAACATAACATTTAGAATTTTTCTCTCTATCTTATCACATATATTACAAATGAATAAATACACCGATAAAACACCTGACATCAAAAAATTGATCCGCGAACAGTGTAATTCTGGTGATATCTTTATGATTTCTAGTGCCATCTTCAATGATCTTCCCAATTTCGGAATTTGGAGTGGTTCTGCTAAACTAGAACATCACCATTATGGTGATCATGGGTTGTCTACGCACACATTTGAGGTCATTACTTTGATGTTAAAAACCAAGGAAGTTCTCAATCTAAATATCAGACCAGATCATATTATCTTGGCTGGATTATTTCATGATGTTGGTAAGATGTGGGATTATAGTAGAAAATTTCGCATACCCAAAACCCTAGATATGATGAATCCATTTGATCGTGGTGGTTGGGAAGGAACCGACCATAAACGCGAAATTCACCACATTAGCCGATCTGGGTTGGTTTGGAGTAAAGCTGTTGATAAATACGATCTATATAAAGAACATCATGATGATATCTTACATGCCATTCTTGCCCATCATGGTCGAAGAGAATGGGGTAGTCCTGTTGCACCACACACGAAACTTGCATGGTTGCTTCATACGTGTGATCAAATTTCTGCTCGTATGGATGATTGTGACAAGTGTGATGTTTTAGACCATTAAAATCACATTGTCCTTGACACTATAACAAATTTTGATAATATCTTTTTTATGAAACTAGAGACATTTTATTTTTCATAATTAATTTCATAACCATATATAATTATACTGAACATTCACGAATATCTCAAATATTTATTGACAATTCCATAAAAATGGATAATATAGACGGTATGAAAATTGACAGGTTTCCATCAGAAGAAGAGTTTTATATACGAGATTGTATTATATCAAATACAACGTGTAAACTTATATTCCCCCGACAAATTGGTGTCAAGTGGGATGAAACCAACAAATATTTCAGAAGTTCCATATGGACCGAAGATGGCGAACTCGTGAGCGCATCTTATAGAAAATTTACAAATTTACCAGAGCAACCAGAGTTCGAACCTTTAAATATTAAAGGTGATATTGAATATATTCGTAAGATGGATGGTTCGGCTTTGATTATATCCAAATTTAAAAAAGAATTAATCGTGCGAACCCGAGGAACGGTTGATGCCGAATCAACGATGGAAAACGGTTACGAAATACCGATTCTCAAAGATAAATATCCTAGATTGTTTGATAATGATTTGTTGGATAGTGAAGGATATTCTATTATATGTGAATGGTATTCTCCAGTAAATATAATAGTGGAGCGTGAAAGTTTGGAACCCGAATTGTGGTTGACCGGAATCGTAGAACACCCACACTATACGTATATTATACAAGACAAATTAGATGATGTGGCTATTTCTTTTGGGGTTAAACGACCATCTCGTTATTTGTTTCCCTCCATCGAAGATATGGTGAACGATGTAGAAAAATGGACAAAGGGTGAGGGTATAGTTATTTATGGAAATAATGGTCAAGTTTTGAAAAAAACCAAAGCTGATGCCTACCTTGTAAAACATCGAATCAAGTCCGAATTATCTTCTGAAAATAACCTGATTCAATTCTATGTCAAAAATGATATGCCTGATTACCAAGGTTTTTACAACCTGATCGAAACTAGCTTCGATCATGAGATTGCAGAACAACTCCGTGGTCAAATTTCGAGACTATCTGATGGTGCAAAAGAAGTGAATCGAATATTAGATCATATTAATGATTTCGTAAGAACTATAAAAAATTTAAAAACGAGAAAAGAACAAGCCCAGATGATTATAGAATCATATGGTCCAACAAATAGAGCGTCTTTTTGTTTCTCTAAATTGGATGGAAAAAATTTAACACATGATCAAATCATAAAGATTTTTTGGCAAGTCCTTAAAAAATCATGAAATTTGGATTTACTGGTAATCAAGTTGGTATGAGTAACGAGCAAAAGCACGTTGTTCTAAGTATCTTTTCTGATATAGTCTCTGTTGAATTTCATCATGGAGACTGTATCGGAGCAGATACGGATGCTCATAATATTTATAAAGAAGTCTCGTCCGGTAAGATTATTATCCATCCACCGATCAACGAGATTAAAAGATCGTTTTGTGAGGATGGAGTTGTTCTCGAATCTAAAGAATATCTTGCAAGGAATCATGATATTGTGGACGCATCGAATATCATGATAGCATGTCCTAGTAGTAAAATCGAACAAGTTAGATCAGGAACATGGGCAACCATCCGATACTCTAAAAAGAAAAATAAAAAAATATATATAATTTTTCCAGATGGTTCTATGGAACGAAATGGGTTTATGGATTATACAACAAATCTAATAAAATTACTTTCTTAATAAATTTTCATAATTCTTGACATATCTACGTTATTATATATAATGCACCTTATGAATAATCCTTATCTAATTCTAGCATGTGTGATCTGGTTGTCTTGTGGATTCGCCACAGCATTTACCAAAAACGTAGATACTATGGGACTTGCAACAAGTATGACCTTCTTCATTTTTGTAGTTTGGGTGTTTGCAACAAAATTATAAAATAATATGTATAACACATTCACACAGAATTTGCTCAAAAAGTCGAAACCCTCTAAAAAAGTTGATCATAAAGATGATGCATTCGTATCTATTGGGAAGTATCTAGAATCCACTGGATGGAAAAATATCGACATGATTTCTCCGGATCATTGTTGGTTCCAATGGATCGATCCTATTCATGGAATGTCTCACAGAATAGATTCTGCCTTCGTGCTTCAAACCGAAAGAGAAATTTATAATATAACAAATGGATAACCCTTTCTTAATTTTAACCTATGTAGTGTGGGTATCCTGTGCAATTGCATCACTATCACCAAATAATTCAGAATCTATGAATGTTGCGTTCAATATAACCGTTTGTATTTGGGTTGTCTGGGCACTAATTCAATAATATGAAACGACCAACCCAAAAAGAAAAGATTGCAATGTATGAGGGATTTCTACATGACATTAATTTATATTGTATTATCGGAAAAAACGAAAAGATCAAAGATCTGGTACATAATGCCGATATGTGGAGTTATGCACACCGACAAGGTAATGGAGAATTTACCGAAAAGGAACAAAACAAAATAATCGATAAACGATTTAAAAAATTACGAGACACTAAAAAATAATATGGCCCACGTAATCAACAAATATTGTCCATACTGTAAAAAGGTTTATTATCATACCAATGGAAATTGTAATTTTTGTTCTGGTTTGAAGGCAATGGACCAAAAAATCAAAGATCAATTAATATGGGAGAGCAAAACATTAGAAGAAAAGGTTGAAGATCTTCACCAAAGACTATTAAAAAATGGGTGCTAAATCGATAACCGAGATCTTCCCAGAAATGATATCAAAGACAATTTCTCGATCTGGGTTACTACCCTGATTCTGTTTTTTGTATTGACATCTGTGAAGACTCTGATAAAAATTATTGGGTAATGGAACTCACTTCCTTTTCTTCGGCTGGTCTATATGAGTGTAAGATGGAAAACATTGTTAGACGAGTCAGTGAGATCGCCCAAGAAGACTATGAACTATTTTCAAAATTTAACCTACAAACATACAATGATCCAAAAACTTAAAAAACTAATCGGCCACAAATACGACACTCGATACACTTGGGGAGAACTGAATTTTCATAAATTCAATTTACGTGGTTCTTGGTTGGGTTGTGGATTATCCACCGACAATGTTTCGGGAGGAAAGATGTTGGGTTTCCATCTGCCCTTTATGGATCTATATATCCATCTAAATCACGGAGAAATTGAATTCTTTGATGATGAACGATATAGAAAATATAATCTAGGATTTTATGATTATTGTTCCATTGTCTTCGGATGGGGTGAATATAGGAAAACTATTCGTCTTCCATGGTCTCTTGATTGGGAATCAACAGAGGTTCTAGATACTATAAGTTTTGAATCACTATTTAAAGACTCCAGAAAAAATGGTACAGATCATGACGCTTTAACAAAAGCCGAAGAACGACATTCTAAACAAGAACCATACACTTATACGCTAAAGAACGGTCAAATACAAAATGTAATTGCCACATATCATCTAGATAGAATGACATGGCACTGGAGAGGTTTGCCTTTTATTAAAAATCGATCAACCACAATTCGGGTAGATTTCGATCAAGAAGTTGGCGAAGGAACAGGAAGTTGGAAAGGTGGAACCATTGGTTGTGGATATAAACTACTTCCTAATGAAACGGCACTGCAATGTTTGAAAAGGATGGAACTAGAAAGAAAATTCAACCGATAAAATTGATTGACCTTATTTGAAAATTCTGATATATTAAAACCATGAAAGAATTTACAATCAAAAATCTTAAACCAGAAGAACTGGTTATCGTAAACAAATGGCCTCAATTTTTCATCGTTCCGATGGATGGTAGCTACACAGATCAATATATAAAACTAGGTCATATCAAAGAGGAAGAATCTTGCAACCTTCGATATTCAATGGAATTTGGGATCGGATGGTTAGGACTTGCTGATAAATTAGCCGAACGAGCCTGCACTTTGGTTGATCTACTTGTTAAGAGTGGTATCCAACCAGATGCACGGATCACTTCGTGCATCATGAAAGAGAAATTCGGGACTCTAACCAATCAAGGTGATCACAACCTAACCGGAATCTATCGAGAAATTTGGAGAGTATTAGAATCACATATCGAATACCTGTCATCTCAAACTTGTGAGGTATGTGGAGACTATGGTAAACTCGATAAAAGTTCGAATTGGGTGAAGGCTCTGTGTGAAAAACATTCAGGTCAAGAAAAACGATATAAGATGGAACCAGAACAACTACACGGAACAGAATAAAATTATGGGAAACACGGCACTAAAAGAAAAATTTGGATTTGAAGGACAGAGGATGTCTGCACAAGAATATGAATTCGTGTGCAACCAACTCCGTCAAGGACTTCCATTTGCAACTAAAGATCGTTTCCGTGGTGTCAAGATCATCCCTTCTTATGAATTTAAGAAAGATCATGGTGATGTTGATTGTGTCACCATGGACCGAGATGCCAATAATTTTGAGAACATGAGTCGTAAGATCAAAGAAACCTATAAGGCTCGATACGTCCGAAAAAATTCGAACGTATATTCATTTGACTTTTTGGAAAAATATCAGATAGATCTTGCGGTCTTTGAAGATACAAAACCTTATCATGCATACCTAAGTTTTTGTTCATATTCTCCTATCGGTAACTGTATGGGGTATATGCTCAAACAGGCTGGTTTGAAATGGGGTATTGATGGACTTACATACCCTGTTAAACTATCCGATAGTGAACAATTGGGTTGTATCCCCATTAGCACCAATTTGGAGAGTGTCGTTGAATTCTTTGAATCTGATGTCGGTTATGGTAATTTCTATGAAGAACGAGATATCTTCCAATTTCTTACAGGTTCTCGATTCTTTAGCAAGGATATCTTTGCCTTTGAAAATTTGAACAGTATCAATAAAAATAGGAATGCGAAACGGGGTGATTATAATCGTTGGTTAGAATATATTAAAGATATGAAAAATACCTTTATCGGTGATCCTGATAAGACCGTTTACATCAAAGAAATTTCAAAACACTTTTCTGTGGACATATTAGATAAATGGAAAAAGATGTTGGGAGATCATTTGGTAAAAAAAGATATGGCATCTAAATTTTCTGGTAGTTTGGTTATGGAAGTAACCGGAGCCGAAGGAAAGGACCTAGGAAACATCATCCGCGCATTTAAAGATCATAATGGTCCATTGGATTCCGATTACATTTTAACCCATACCAAAGAACAGGTCGAAGCCCGATTTGTTGACTGGTATAAACTTAATAAATAATATGAAAAGACAAAAAAAAGATGATTATGATAGTAAACAATCTGAAATAGATGAGGATCGAAAATATCGTCAGGTGTTCCTTACCGAAGAAGAGATTAATGAGATGACATATATTGAAGAAGTGTTAGAAGAAATAACCAAACGAAATATCCCTATATATATTTTTCCACTACTAACAACCATAGATGATGATGCCAAAAAACAAAAGGCAGTGTTTCAATATAATAATCTAGAAGCACTTTCAACGGTGGAAAATGGTGTATATGACATTGAATCTCTAAAAAATATCCATATGTTAAATTCTGGATTAGCAGCATCTGTCGTCAATCTTTTCATTGGACTTGTTAAAGCATCAGAAGAATATACATGTTCCGCTAATGAACTTATACAAAAAGGACTTGACTGCCTCTACCAATCATGGAATAATAAGAATTCTAAGGTTGATCCTGTAAAGGATTATCTAGATAAACTAAACGATGAAAAAGAAGACAATGATTAAAATCTCTTATCTCGACCCTCGGAGGCATGGTCCTAATCTTTCATTTGAGACGATTTAAGAGGTTAGTTTGAATGGGAAACCATTAAGTCTTGGTATAATAAAAAAACCGATGAAAATAATTGATGGTGATCTATTAAATAGCGAATGTAATCACATTGCTCACTGTGCAAACTGTTTTCATACGTTCGGAGCCGGAATTGCTCGACAAATTAGAGAACAATATCCAGAGGCATATGATGCAGACCTGAATACCAAGAAAGGTGATATAAATAAATTAGGACAATTCACCTGTGCCGAGTCTTCTGGAAAATTCATATATAACTTATACGGGCAATATTCGTTCGGGTCTGGTAAAAGACTTATGGAAGACAAATTAGAGATAGCACTGGTGCATTTAAAAAACCATCTATGCACCAAAAGAATCGATGGAGATTCTAATATCATCCTTGGGTTTCCTTGGAAAATCGGGTGTTGTTTGGCGGGTGGAAATTTTTCCATTGTTAGACCTATGGTAGAAGGCATTTTTAAAGAAGTAGGTTTCCCGGTATATTGGGTCAAATATACTTCTTAGAATTATTCGGTCTCAAGAAAGTGAGCCTTTAAAACCTGTTCTCGTCTTCCGCACTTTTGTAACCAAACTTGGGCAATTTGTTTTGGTTCGTACCAAAAGGCTCTAACCGTTGTAGATTTCCAATAAGAATCCCAAACCCACAATTGATTTTGTCCTGATGGATATAGATAGACCGTGGCAGCATGTGAATAGGTCGGAGTGGAGAACATCAAGACTCTGGACTGAACACCAGACCCACGCAATCCTTGGGCCATTGAGATAGCCTCTGGAACACATGCATTACGATAAACTCCAACCCAAGGCGCAGCAGGAACCGGAGGATTGGTAACACATGATACTAAAAAAAGTAGACATGCAAATAGTATGCACAGGTTTTTCATTAGATTATGCGTAGTTAGTAAAGCTGGAAAGATCGACTTGGGAAATGGTGTATCCGGTGGAGATTCCGGCGCGAGTTGCTCCAAGAGGGTTGCCGCAGACGATGCTAGGATCGGCGCGAGGAAATTAAATAATGCAACGGATGAGCCAGTAATCCAGGCCCAGAGTCGGAGGAATGTGTTCTTCATAATTTTTCTTTGACGTGTTCGAGAGCCCGCGTGTTGTCCGCAAGTGCTTTAGTTGTTCCTGCCAGCAGTATAGCAAGCTCCCGATTCGTGGTGATGAGATGCTCCGTGAATTCTTTACTCAGCACCGCAAATTCCAGTCGCGCTTGGTGGATTTGCGCAGTAAAATAGCGAGTCATCCACGCGCCGCAAATCAGGAAAATTACCAGCATGGCGACGAACATCCAGCGGTCGGTCTGTTGGGCCATAAAATTCGCGGTTTCAAAGAGACCAGGAAGGTCGGTGGGATCGGGGATAGGCGGCATGACATTAAATTTCGAACTCAGCAATCAAAGCCGCCTTGGCTGGTTCCAGTTTAGCCGGGACCTCCGTAGCGGTGATGGCAGCCAGAGCGGCTTCGGTGTCCCCTTGCTCTAAGGCATAGTTTACTCCTGCGGTGATGGGCAGGAACGCCGCACGAACGGCAGCGGGTTGGAGTGCAAGGATTGCGCGGAGTCGAACTTGGATCGGAGGGGTAGGCTCAATATCTTTAATCTCCTCCCATATCTCCTCAATCGTCGCCTGCGTCGGTTGTGGCTCCGAATATCGCCATTCCATAATCGACTCCACGCCATGATCCGACCCGATTGTAACGTCTCCCATCAAGTCAATGTCCGGGAATAAATGTAGAAGTGTTTTACCTATCATAATTTTGTTTTGTTTTTGGTTAAGAAGGGAACCATAGGAGCACCATTCGCGTGCCTGATTTGAAATACGACATCATGTGAGACGCTACTCCCACCCACGCTCGGAGTTCAAATGTCTTTGTGCCGTCTGATGTGAAGTAAGCTGTCGATTCTACCGCGATCCCTGAGCTTGACGGAATTGTTCCATCGAAGTTTGCAGGGTCCGGAACCACTAAGTCAGACGCTCGAATAGATTCGGTGTGCGATTCGCTTCCATTAACCCACACCCCCGTCGCTATCATGAATTCCTTTGTGGTCACGGGCTTAATCGCGCAGTAAGTGCTGATCAGCCCAAACCCCGCTGGTGGGGTGATTATTCCCCCAGCTAGATCTATATAGCTTCCTCCGCTCACGGATGCATTAAATATGATTTTACCCCAGCTGCCTTGCGAAAGCGCCTGTTGAGTTGAGGACTCCCCCGAAAATCCCGCCCGGATAATTATGGCCGGGCCCTGTGAGAGTGCTGCCACTGCCTCCCCGACGCGCAAAGGACTCCACGACCGCAAGGCCGCTTCCGTCCCGGCTTCGGCTTCGAGTTGGGTGGCTGGTGTTTGTATAGGTTCTTTAAGATCTAGAGCCGAAAGGGACGGAACAACAACATCATATAGAGTAACCCGATATGTCACCCCACCATCAACCATCGGAATGACTGCACTCGATAGTGTAGGATTTGTGTTTAGTGGTAATTCAGAAATTTTTACGCCCATAATATATCAACTACTTATACTAATTAGACACTAAAAGACCATTTTCTTTGATCATATCCTCTGAATATATTTAAACCGCTATAAGTAATTCCATATGCGCGATAACGACACAATTCTGTTAGAAAGCCTCTACCTATCAATTTTGGAAGAAGATGCAGAATCTAGTAAGGCGCAGGCACTAAACATTTTGGTTAAAAAAGAAATCGGATACCAAGTTTTTAAGGCCAAGAACAACCCAGAGAACAAAGATGCCTTTGACAGTGCCAAGACAAAATGGAACGGAACCGTCGAATCATTAGCCGAGATCATTACCAAATACAACCCAAAGGATAAAAACCTTTCAGACATTGTTCCTCTTACCAATTTCTTAGTAGCAGGGGCCAATATCAACTTATTAAGTAAAGAATATAAGGATTACACCGAGCAAGCATCACTTTTCAACCAAAAAACCATCCATAAGGCACCAGATTTTCTTAAATGGACCGAACAGATTCATTCCAAAATGTCAGAAGGACGTGCAAATCAAGAATTGCACGTCTTAGGAACCGATGCAGATCCTAATAAAGTATATGATGATGAAAACATTACCGTGTTCTTATCTAACAATTCCGATGATCCTAGAAAATCTGTTTCTAGCTGTAAGAAATACGGTAAAGGAACTAATCTTTGTATTTCCGGTTCATCGGCTAGTCACTACTACCATTCTTATAGATGGGAGAAGAAACTAACCACATACTTTATATGGCTAAAGAAAGAAAATAGATATATCTTGGTCGATGCAGTCGAAGATGGTGGTTATCAATACAACAACGTCAAAGAGAATCATGATTATAGTTCCACCCCCAAACAGATCATCAAAAAGTATCCAGATCTTAAACGTGCATTTGATCAAGGAATCTTTAAATCGGTTCCGATCACCGGAAAAGAACAAGAATATTATGAAAAGTTCTATGAGGAAAATGGAGTCGAACATTTTAAAACTTTGGAAGACATCTTAATGTATACTTCGTTTCATAACCTAACTAAAGAAGATTGGGAAAATATCAGGCAAAGAGATCTGGTTAAGCCTGTTCTCGAAGTAGCCGTTGAAAACTCAGAAGACGAAGACATTAATCTCGATTATGAAACCTTAGATCAATATCCGGCACCAAAGAAGAGATATTGGGACAAGAAGAAACAAAACGTAGAACGAGAATTGGGTGCATGGGACGACGATGATGAATTTGATTTCACCCCAGACGAATTGAAAATCTTAGGACAGATAAAAGAAGTTCCGCAAAATTTCATTGATACACTATTATCAAATTCTACCAAGGCCGGAATGTATGTTGTGACACTAATAGATAATGGAAGATCATTATCGGATGTTCCTGAAGAAGTCTATAAAAGAATATTAACCACCGGATCACCAGAAACCATTTATGATATTCTAAGTGTACTACTTGATAAGAAACAACCAATAGATGAAAGACTATATCAGAGAGTGGCTCTTTATAGCCCATCATTTTCGGTTAATATTGCCGAAAAGTTACTATCAAATAACCTAAAGGTTCCTGAAGCTATTCACAATCAAATTTTACAAAGTCCATATGCAAGTGCCGACTATATAACATTTTTAATGGATAAAAAAATTCCAATTACGGATGAACTAATCGGTGCCGTAATCGAAAATGAGGTATCAGCATTTAAAACAGCACTATTTTTAATCAATAACAATCAAAAAATTCATGAATCTTTAATTGATCGAATCTCTTCTGATACTTCAAACTCATCTAACTTTATTCAAAGAGCCATTAGAAATAGTGTTGATTATTATCGTATCCCTCAAAAGATTCGAGACACGGCTTTGGCAACCGCAGGTGGAGCACTAGAATACAATGTACTTAACATATCGCAAGAATTATTAAAAAAGGCCGATGATTTAACACTACCGAATGAGGTTATTGAAGCACTAGCCAAGAGTTATACACTGTCTAGGGATGTTGCGATCTTTATGCTCAGAGATGTCGATCTGCATAATATTCCTCCGAAATTATTAGATACTATTTCTAAATCAGCACGAGCATCCTATGATGTTTATAAACGTGCTAATATGGCCGATTTTATTCCAATCGATGCATATCCAAAATATTTGATAGAACCAATTTTAGATGATGATTTGGTTCTGGACGACTTTGTGGTGCATATTTTATCTAAAAGAATGGGTGCCAAGATCCCTGAATATATTGTAGATGGGATCATAAAAGGAGGGTCATCTTCAACACAGGCTAAATTTGTATACAGAAAATTCATCGATAAAGGCGAAGAAATTCCTGATAAATGGATCAAGGTAATTGCACTCCATCCCGAAACGGCAACCAAAATGATCTTTAAAATTATAGAACGAGATGCTCCCAAAAACTATAAAGACATGAACCATGGAAAAATGATTGAAAAGGTTCCAAAAGAATTGATAGAAAGTGCCCTTTCTACGATCCCGACTGCTATTAGGTTCCTCAAAGGGCTGATCAATGATAACATCAAAGACATCCCAGATGCATATTTTAAACCAATTTTGAAAGATAATGAAATTGTTAATAGTATAGTATATCACATGACATATGTTCACGATCCGGCAATGGTACCACCCAAAATTTTGATGGATCAACTGACCGATACACAAAAAGAAACTATCGAAAAGGTTGCTACAAAGACCCGAAATGAATCATTTGGGCGATTTAGGGACTTCTTTTTCAGGTAAAAGGGACCAAAAATATTCGAATTGTTACTAAATGTTCGTAATAATGGACAAATGGAACCATTAAACAAATATATTTTGACAAGGTAAATGTGTGTGGTATGATCGTGGGAAATATTATGAACCTAAAATTGATCAAAGATCCTAAATTGGATGAAATTCTAGAAGATATCCCACCCACCAACGAAAACATCAATGAATTTTTAATGGTCAAGGGTTATAACGAGATAAAATCTCTACCCACCCATACATCCCAATTAGCAGAAAATCCCGATAAATTCTCGGATCATAAATGGAACAGAATTGGGGGATAATAGGTTTTTTATCTATAACAAATTAAAATATGAAAAACCAAAATGTCCGGTGGGTAGAAGAAAAGGGCAAAACCCGAAACCTTTGTTGGAATCGTGTGCAAAAAAAAAAGAACTAAAATAGAACATCTGGTTAATTAAGATCGTAGATATAGATAAGACCCTATACTATAATGAGAATAGAATGAAAAGGAACTAGGTGTAATAATAGAACATGGTGTAGAAATAGAACATGGTGTAAGAATACAACACTGATATCAATATGAACCAAAAAATTATGAGACTCGAATTAATAAAGAATAAACGATCTGGTGATATGATATATCTATTAGATCAAGAAAATGTATATAGGATCATTAATAATATAAACAAGACCATATATATATGGTGATTCATTATAAAAGGATATGTGAAAAAGTATCTTTCTCAAACCAAGAACAGAACCAGACGATCTAAAAAAAAAAATTTCCCTAGACTATTTTCATATAGACAGTGTGACAGGTATAAGGGAACATAGATCTGTTTTTGTACACTAAGGTTTACCAAAGAAAAGAACCAGATTATATTAATAGGAGAACAAATGAAAAATAATATAGGTTTTTTTCTTTTTTGTTCATAGTATCAAAATAGCACCGACCATTTAAAAATTTGTGGATGTTTTGTCCGTAGGACGATTTTTTCACAGGTTTTACAGGTTTTACAGGTTTTTACGGTTTTTGTGTAATAAAGAGTATTTACTATTTTTTAGTATTTACTATTTTTGTGTAATAATCTAAGTCTTTGAATATCAATGACTTAGATAAGTTACTGATTTTCAACCACTTATGACTTTTCTGTAAACCAATGATTACCAATGACTTACAACCACTTGCATAAACCAATGATTACCAATGACTTACAACCACTTGCATAAACCAATGATTACCAATGACTTACGAACTTCGGCTATCCGATTATTCGTAAGTTACTGAAAACCAACTACATACACGTTTATTTAATTTCGCCTCCTTCATTTATCATGTAAAAAAATTACCGAATCCATTTCGAAAATGTAAAGAAAAATCTTCTGAAACATCGTAAATGCTTGTAAATCAATGGTTTACAATTGCAGAAAATTTAAAAGATTGACAAAATTCTCAAAATATGTAAGAATAAATTTATACCACACAGGGAACACCTACCCCTTTCAGAAAATTCAGAAAAATTGGCACGGGCCGAGTTTTCTGAAAATTCTGAAAATTCTGAAAATTTAGTCTTGACAAATTTCAAGGTTTTGCTATTGTGTTACAAGGGGAGACAGGGTTGAATTTTTTTAAAATTCTGAAAAATACATAAAGATTGTTGGTGACAAAATTTCAAATCCATGATAGTCTAAATTTATTGCACAAAGGGAAAAGACTTAGTGGTTCTAAAAAACGAGAAATTTCTGAACTTTTCTAAATGATTTTAAATAAACTATTTACAACTTTGGATCATTACTTTTCCCCTAGAGAATAATTTTATTTGACATGGTTGTAAATTGTGCGTAGTTTGTAGGTATGAAACAAGAAATCATCCCACAGCAACAGCTCCGAGCAAACATCATTGCCCGCAGGAACGGATATGGAAGAGCAACAACCGTAATCATCGGCACCGTGGACCGTGTTCTTTCTCACATTGCCTATGGTTATCGTAAATATACCACCGGAGAATATGTCACCAGTGCATATAGGTCAAATTTTGGCTGGAAAAATACATATTATCAGAGTGCCGAAACGACGGTTGAGATTTGTGAAAATTGTGTTTGACGTATATAAAACTCTAACCTAGTATATAAAAATGAATAAAATCACATACACAGTCGAAGTAGAGGATGGCTATAGTGCATGGTACCTCAATGATAAGTTCCATCGGGAAGACGGTCCAGCCGTTCTAAATTCAGATGGATATAGTGCATGGTTCATCAATGGTGAACTCCATCGTGAAGACGGACCAGCCATTGAATACTCAAATGGGACTAAAAAATGGTTCCTCAATGGTAAACTCCACAGGGAAGACGGTCCAGCCGTTGAAAGTCCAAATGGATATAAAGAATGGTACCTCAATGGCAAACTCCATCGGGAGGACGGACCAGCCGTTGAATACTCAAATGGGGATAAATCATGGTTCATCAATGGTGAGAAACACACGGAGTCTGAGTTTAAAATCAAAACACAAAAAACCAAAAACATTACCGTAGCCGAACTGGAAAAACTACTTGGCTACAAGATTAAAATTATCTCCAAAACATGAAAACTGCCTTGACATATATAAAACCCTAAGCTAGTATATAAAAATGAATAAAATCACATACACAGTCGAAGTAGAGGATGGCTATAGTGCATGGTACCTCAATGGTAAACGCCATCGCGAAGATGGTCCGGCCATTGAAGGTTTAAGTGGATATAGTGCATGGTTCATCAATGGTAATCTCCATCGTGAAGACGGACCAGCCGTTGAATACTCAAATGGAGATAGTGGATATAATGCATGGTACATCAATGGTGAACTCCATAGGGAAGACGGACCAGCCATTGAATACTCAAATGGGACTAAAAAATGGTTCATCAATGGTGTGAAATATACGGAGTCTGAGTTTAAAATCAAAATACAAACCTCCAAAGACATCACAGTAGCCGAACTCGAAAAACTACTTGGCTACAAGATCAAAATTATCAAATGAAAATGGCCTTGACACGTATAAAACCCTAAGCTAGTATATAAAAATGAATAAAATCACATACACAGTCGAAGTAGAGGATGGCTATAAAGAATGGTACCTCAATGGTAAACTCCACCGGGAAGACGGTCCAGCCGTTGAAGATTCAAATGGGCATAAATCATGGTACCTCAATGGTGAACTCCATCGTGAAGACGGACCAGCCGTTGAATGGTCAAATGAGAATAAATCATGGTACCTCAATGGTGTGAAATATACGGAGTCTGAGTTTAAAATCAAAATACAAACCTCCAAAGACATCACAGTAGCCGAACTCGAAAAACTACTTGGCTACAAGATCAAAATTATCTCCAAAACATGAAAATAGCCTTGACACGTAACAAACTCTAAACTAATATAGATCAAATGAATAAAATCACATACACAGTAGAAGTAGAGGACGGATATAGTGCATGGTACCTCAATGGCAAACTCCATCGTGAAGACGGTCCAGCCGTTGAAGATCCAAATGGGAATAAACAATGGTACCTCAACGGGGAACTCCACAGGGAAGACGGACCAGCACTTGAGGGCCTAAATGGATATAGTGCATGGTACCTCAATAATAAGTTCCACCGGGAAGACGGTCCAGCCATTGAAGATTCAAATGGATATAGTGCATGGTACATCAATGGTGTGAAATACACGGAGTCTGAGTTTAAAGCCAAAACACAAAAACCCAAAGACCTTACGGTAGTCGAACTGGAAGAACTAATTGGTTACAAGATCAAAATTATCAAATGAATAAAATCACATACACAGTCGAAGTGGAGGATGGGCATAAATCATGGTACCTCAATGGCAATCTCCATCGTGAAGACGGACCAGCCATTGAAGATTCCGATGGATATAGTGCATGGTACCTCAATGGTAATCTCCATCGTGAAGACGGACCTGCAATTGAAGATCCAAATGGATATAAATCATGGTACATCAATGGTAAGGAATACACGGAGTCTGAGTTTAAAATCAAAACACAAACCTCCAAAGACATTACAGTAGCCGAACTGGAAAAACTACTTGGCTACAAGATCAAAATTATCAAATGAAAATTTCCTTTTCGGGGAAGAACCGATTGATTTTAAATATAAGGGAAATATCTCCCAAAGTAAAAAATCATTCTTTGGGAATCGGTCCTTGACATTTGTGTAAAAACCCCTAGTCTTTGATCCATGTCCAAAGAACTTTCGCTCGAACAATTCTACCCTAAAGGAAAATATCAGGTGATCGATATCGCCGATAAAAATGAAATCAAAAAACTTTTAGAAAGTAAATCATCTAATGCTTCGGGATCTGGACCAATCGGAGACACTGGGTATTATAGATTATCTCATTCTTCTGCATATGGACCTAGAAAAAGAGCATTAATTCTCGTCTGCAAAACTTCGAACCTTGACATCTAAACAAAAATTACATAACCTTAAAAAATGATGAAAGTATTACCACTCGAAATAATCAAAGCCAACAAATCTGCACGGTCTGCTGGCATCGTCGGAAAGAATGCGCTCGTCCCTCGATTCGTAGAAGATGTTCTTTCTAGAGAACTTCATATTTTGGATTATGGGTGCGGACCCGATCAAATTCATGCACACCGTTTAAATGATCTAGGATTTAAGGTTGATGCCTACGACTTTGGGAATAACCGGAAACCTGGAATGGTAACAAAGGTAGCACGTTCGAGCTACGATGTCGTATATGCCTCTAATGTTGCAAATACATGGTCTGATGCCAAAATGCAAGGTCGTGCCCTTATGGAGATACACAAGGGCATTAAAAGGGGTGGACTCTTGATCATCAACTATCCACAATCTCCAAGATACTTCGAGGAGCAAGATAGTAATGCATTTAAGAAAGTTCTCGAAACTCTCTTCACCGTTAGCTCGGCTGGTAAAAATATCTTTATTTGCACAAAACAATTGACAAATATTAAAAAACTGATACGATTAAAAAATATGAAAACAAAAACAAAAACAGCAACAGCATGGGTTATCCGAAACATCAAAACCGGACGATTCCTAAATCGCAATACAAAATCGGTCTATACGGCCAATTTGGAGAACGCCCTCGTTTATTCCAGTCGGGCAAGTGCTCGGGATGATCGTTTTGCCGAAGAAGGCGAGACTGTCAACAAGGTCATTATCAACGAGAAGTCTCGCCCAATTGAGGTAATTGCCGGAAACGGTTCAAACTGTAGGTTCTAACCTAAATAGATTTGTTTGTCCCTTCTCCAGAGTCTTTTAATGGTAGAAGATTTAGGAGAGGGGACAGACTATCTTTTTATTAAAATGCCTTGACTATACCATAAACTTTTACTATTCTACTATCCATGACAAAATACCACATTACTCGAAAATCTAGCAATTCCAAAACAGGACCTATTCCGGTTACAACTACATCTAAAGATTCTTGTCCTACGACTTGTTCTTTCTATGAAAAAGGATGCTATGCAAAGAACGGCCCTCTTAATATTCACTGGAACAAAGTAACGGATACTGATCGTGGTATTGATGGTGCTTCTTTCCTCAAAGGTGTTAGTGCCTTTCCAAAGGGTCAACTATGGAGGCACAATCAGGCAGGCGATCTTCCTAACTTTTTCGGGGCAATCGATAAAGATTTTGTTGAAAAGCTCACCAGTGCCAACAAAGGTAAACGCGGATTTACCTACACCCACCATGAACCTACACCCCATAACCTTGCAACAATCAAGACTGCTATCAGCGGTGGATTTTCTATCAATCTTTCGGCCAATGATCCGGACCATGCCGTTGAACTTGCAAAACATGGTGTTCCGGTTTGTGCAGTAGTTCCTAGTGGCGAATCTCGCACCAGCTTTGAATACAAGGGCGAAAAGTTCCTTGCCTGTCCGGCCACCTATCGCGATGCAATGACCTGCGAAAAATGCGGACTGTGCCAAAAAATGGAACGAAAAGATTACATTATCTATTTTCCGGCCCACGGAACACAGAAGAAAAGCATTGACAAAATGCAAGAAATCCTCTAATCGTAATAATATGACAAAAAGAATCATCATCACAGTTGACGGTGGGGTCGTTACTGGAGTATCTGGTAACTTTCCCGAAGGCGAAATCAAAGTTGATATATTGGATATTGACGAACAAAGTGAAGTTTGCGAAACAGGTAGAAGCCCTGACCAAGAATCGATGGAATACTTAGAAAGTCTAGAAAATATGATCAACAATGTTCAGACTGATGTACACGGAACTTTCGTGGATATATGGTAAACAAAAATCTAAAACAAAACAAATAAAAATAAAACTAAAATATGGAAGAAAAAAACTACAAACTACTGAGCACCTTCGATGAAGCAGATAAGATTGAATTCTCTGTTGAAGAAGGACAAGAACCTCGAACCGAAGCACTTACACAACTTGGATGGTCTCTTGTGACATCGGAAGGTGAAGAACTCGAAGATGAGGATTGACATTTAATCAAAACTAAAATACCTTAAAACCATGAAATCAAAACTTACACCTTCACAAATCCTTGGAGAAAAAAAACCATATTGTATACAATTCGCAGACAAAACAGTCGTATTGATTCTTGAAGGTCAAAAAGGATTTGTTATTAAAGAAACCTCCTGCGATAATAAAAATCCGTATCCTCGACCCCTTGGACACTATCGACAAGATTGGTGTATCGATAATATCGAAGCAGGAACCGCAAAAATCTGGACCGGAAAAGTCGAATTAGAATTTTAATAAAATGGTTCATTGAAATTTTTCTTGACCTTTTCCTAAAAATCTATATTTTCTTAATCGTAAACACAAACCACAAACCACAAATAAAATACCATGATCTTACAAGACAATCAAATTACCATTGAAACTTCCGGAACAACCGAAACTCGCAATTTCGGAATGAAACAATCGAGAAAGGCGTTCGCCATTTTGAGTGATTTATACTCAGATAAGCCTCTTGCCATCGTCCGAGAACTTGGGTGCAATGCTTCCGATTCGATGAGTGCTTCCGGAAAGAAAGATCAACCTTTTCATATTCATCTTCCTAATACGCTGGAACCTTGGATTACCTTTAAGGACTTTGGAACCGGAATTTCCCATGAGGATATTTACGAAGTCTATACACAATACTTTGCATCAACAAAAACCGAGAGCAATGACCAAATTGGTTGCCTTGGACTTGGAAGCAAGTCTCCATTGTGCTACACCGATAACTTCACGGTTACTTCGATTGTTGATGGAACCCAACGAATCTACAACATCTTTTTCGATGAAAAAGGATTGCCTGCCTGTGGTTTGATGTCCACAAATTTTACATCGGAAGGGAATGGATTGGCTATTCAAATCCCTATCAAGACCACTGATTTACACACTTTTGAAGATGCTGTTCGAAGTGCCTTTCGTTTCTTCGAGGTCAAACCAACTATCAGCGGTGGAAGCATTGCATGGAACGACGATGTTCCTACATTCGAAGGGAAGAACTGGAAATCTTACGAGTCTTTTGGCTATGATACAACCTATGCAATCATGGGTGGAGTTGCCTATAAAATTGATTCGGATAAGGTTTCCTACGCCCATCGTGAAATGCTCCGTAATACCGGATTGGTTATGTTTTTCGAAATGGGCGAACTTGATTTTGTGCCAAGTAGAGAGGCACTATCGTATGATGATGACACGATTGCGGCTATTAATGCAAAGATCGAATACGTGAAAGAAGATTTTGCAATCTGCTATAATCAAACAATTCAAAACAAACCAACTATCTTAGAGGCTCTTCGAGCGGTTTATGCCTTTGATCGCAAGTTTAACTTTCTCGACAAGTCTCTGCGTTCTAAGGCAGCAACATGGCAAGGTCTGGATATTAGTCAACCCGAAATCTTTACAAATGGACTGGTTAAGAATACAGGTATTACTCAAGTTTATATTAAATCCTATGGTCGTGGTAAGACTAGGGTGTCCGAAAGGATTAGCCTTGATCCTAACATTGTCTGGTATAAGGACGATCTCCAAAGGGCAACCCTCAGTAGGGCAAAGCGATATGTCATTGATAATGATAAACATATTATGATCTTCTCGGAAGATTCTCATAAGGAAATGATTGCTAATGGATTCGATGATAGCCTGTTCTTGCTCACAAGTTCTCTGCCTAAAGTTGCCCGAGCCGTGACTACCTCTAGGGGTTCAATTCCACCGTTCAAAATCTTTAGACTTTGTGGTGTAGTATGGAATTCGTGTGATTATGACCAAAACAATCTTCCGGCCTACTTCATCGAACGGGAAGGTAACAACAAAGATTTTGATCTATCTAATGATGTTGTCTCTTGTCAAGACCCCTATACTCTAAGAGATATTTGTAATCATTACAAAATAGTTATTGATGAAGTTGTAATGGTTAGCAAGCGGGGTGCCGTGCAATTGCTCAAGGATGGCGTAGAACCGTTTAAAAAGTTTATTGAGGAGATTGTCCCTATTAGTTATTCTAAGGATGATGTTGCTACCTATAAAAAACACTTCCATCATGGTTCGTATATCAAGGAGATTGTTAAAAATCCAACTTTCAAACTCCTTTGTGATATGAATCCCTTCAAGGTTTATATGTTGGCTATTGATAGTGTCTTGAAAGTGTATAAGAATAATGTTAGCTTCATGAAGGATGGAAATTCCACCGGAGGAACCGAAGTAAAACTTGGGACCACCGATGAATTCTACCACATGATGGCCAATAAAATTGGAACCTATAATTGGGACATTTCAGAAATCTTGAAAATAATTTACAAATTCGATAGGAAAGATTTGACAATCAACCAAACTTCTGTAACAATCTAAACATCCTAAAGAACGGATACAAACCAAAACCAAAACCAAAACCAAAACCAAAACCAAATACCTATTAAAATGAAACAAGTAGCCTACACAATCAGCGGAACCGGACGAATCTCTGCTTGCATCGATAACAAGCCTTTGACGGTTGAAACCGATCACCCAAATTACCGAAAGGTTCTTGAAGTTCTCAAGTCGAAAGAATGGAACAAACTCACCGGACTTCTTGACCTTGCTCAAGGTCTCAAAGAATACGGTGGACAGAACATCGAAATCAATGACGGTGCGATCATGTATGCAGGGGAACCTCTTCATAATTCGCTCACCGTTCGGATCTTGAAATTCATGCGGGAAGATCTTCCGGTTGAACCACTTATTAAATTCTTGGAGAATCTTTTGAAGAATCCTTCGAGTCGTGCGGTCAATGAACTCTATAACTTTTTGGAAGTAGGGGAAATGCCTATCACCGAAGATGGGTGCTTCCTTGCATTTAAAAATGTTCGCGCAAACTTCCACGATATTCATTCTGGAAAGTTTGACAATTCGGTTGGTCAAAAGCCTTGGATGCCTCGCAATCTGGTGGATGAGAACAAAGATCAAACCTGTTCTACAGGCTTGCACTTTTGCTCTTTGGCCTATCTGCCTAACTTCTCAGATACGAATGGCCACACGATGATTGTCAAGGTCAATCCGTCTGATGTTGTCAGTGTCCCGAGCGATTATGCAAATACTAAGGCAAGGGCAAATACCTACGAAGTCGTTGCTGAATACGAGGAGGATTGGAGAAATCGTTCGGACAATGGATTCGATGAATATCTATACTCATCGAATGGTGGAGATTGGGACGAGGACAATGGATTCGATGAATATCTATACTCATCGAATGGTGGAGATTGGGACGAGGACAGCGAAGAGATTTATGGAACAAAACCTTGTGGTCATAAGTTCTACAACAAACGAAATGACAAAGGACAATTCATCAAAAATTGAGTGGTAAAGAGGTAGTGGTAAAGAGCCGGAATGATTGTGATAGTCATTCCGGCTCAACCACCAATAACAAACAAAACCGGATAACAAACAAACAAACAAACAAAAATCAGATGAATAAACTATCTACACAAGAAATGTTGGATGTCATGAAACTCAACGGGTACCCTGCTGAGATCATACATTATCGAATTCTCAATAAACAAAACCATCCTACATATAAAAAAATGGTTTTGACTTATCGGAACAATCGTTTCAAATTGAAACACGGTAAGAAACCAGAGTATGCAACCAAAGGTGGTGAAACGTATGTATTCTTTAAAACCGCCGAAAACTTCTTGGCAACCTGTTCGGATCAAGACAACTTCTGTTTCAAGACTGGTGCAAACCTAGCAGTGTCAAGGGCATATGCCTTTTATTTGGAACATGGTGTTGAAAAGTCACATGGTGTTAACTTGATGCAAAAATCGTATCGCGATGAACCTGATAATAGATCCCCAGATTTTTCTGAGTATTTTATGGAAGATCGTCCTATTCAGACGGTGTATGTTATTGCTACCCTACTACAAGACAATAATCCTTTATTTTATTGTGGAGGACCGTATCATGATGATGTTTCGGAACACGTCAAAGAGCACGGATTGCAAAAACGTGAAATAATTGATAATCCAATCGAATACACCGAGATGGTTCGATTGGCGCAACATTATATCGACCCTAAAGAAGCACAGAAATATGTTTTTTTTACAGATGAAAAAATCTATCGTTACGATGTTCGAGAAACGTCAACCTTCACATTGGTTGAAAAATAATCATTGGCTAGAGTTCCAGTGTAGTTGAGTTAGTTGAGTTAGTTGAGTTAGTTGTTCATGAGGGGCATAGATAGAGTTTTCATAGTCTATATCTATGCCCCTTTTCATAAATACATATGATTCAATGCATTGCAATATATTAAGGCCATGTAAAGTATTTAATTTTGTTTGACAATTTAAAATTTAAATGATTTTACCCAAAAAACTTTTTAAATAATTGTTTTGACAAAATTCCAAAAACAACCCATAATGAGGGTATACCCGAAAGGGCGAAGCCTCTTGTATATTTTCAGATAGATAGATGGATAAATCTTATTTAAAATAGATAAAACTTTTTTGAAATATATCTCGACAATCTCAAGAATTTTAGTAAAGTCTTAAACATGAGGCGAAAGGATATGGTCCTTCGGTTCCTCAATAACCAATATAAATAAAATGAAAATAAATCTAAGTGTAAGTGTGGAATATCTAAATCGGGAACTGAATGAAAAAGATCGTGATGTTCAAACATGGATCATTGATTACAGTCACAGGAATCATATTCCGAGAGAGTTTCTTTATCTTTCCGATGTAAACGATAGCCGTCTGAGTCTTTCTTTCAAGAGTCGTCACCAACTGGAAATTTTCGTACGAAAGGGAAACCAAGAATTTCCCTATTTCGAATTTCGATAACCCTTGACAAAAATCCAAAAATAAACTACCTTAACAACATGAAAATTATGAAATTCGAACCATTTCCTCGGGATTAATGAAGCATATTATGTTTAAAACAATTCTTTTCCTATTCTATTTTCTTTTACTATTCTATTTTCTTTTCCTAGGATCTTGTGCATCATTACCTAAAGATGATAAGTCACAAGACCCTAAAATCACCAAACAACAACAAAACTTTCCGAACATCCTTGACACGATTCCGGATATACGCTAGATAGTATCATATGAACAAAAAAGACCTACTCAAGAATCATGGTAATACCAAGGTAAAAGACCTTGCCGGAATTCTCCACAATTACACCGAAAACGACACACTGGAAGAGCACCAAGAATTAGAGGACACTATTCGAAAATGGGAAAGTTATTCACTAGAAAAATCTTTCAATTATCTCGAAGATCTACTATACTTCTAGCCATGGATCTACATCTTGCAAAGAAACTTCTTAATGGTCGTTCATTTCTATCGATGGAAAGCAAAACAAATCTACATGCTCGAATCGATGGCGTTATGATTCGATACTATAGCACCGATATTCTACACTTCAAGAAAGATGGGTCTATTGTTATAAACACACACGGAAGACAATCGGCAACCACCAAGAAAAGAATCAATGCATACTTGCCTAAACCATTTGCAATCATTCAGATTTCTGGATCATGGTACTGGAATACAGGTAAACCATTCAAAGATGGTGACAAGATTAAAAGTGGTCGAATCGTATCAGCCTACAAAAAATGTCTTGACATTTAACCAAAAAAACAATAATACGAATTATGAATAACAAAAACCAATTTAGAAATATCGAGAAAATGACAAGTTTAGAAATTTTTGCCTTTACTGTCTTACAAATCTTAGAAGAAGAAAAAGACTGGAATGCCGACATGTTAGATGAAATTTCTCTAGCGGCCACAAATCTGGGTCTGGCAGACATTGACACGGATAGTGGGTTTTTTAGACAATCTGACCGATGAAAGCTATCCAAATTTTTATCACCTTTCAACTTTTTGCTCCCATTGGAATTGTTGGATATTATTTTTATCATTTACTCCAAACGTCACAAATGGCGGTGACTTCACAAGTAGTTGGATGTCAAGATGTTATACCTCAGATAATCTTCCCGAATATAATAAACGATATGCCTATCATTGATGGAGTTTTAAATGAATGGATTGTCGAATATGATGTTGATCTTCCCGTAGAATGACTATTACAGAAATTACAAACGAGAATGCGCGTAATAGGTTCAAGAAAAGCAATCGCTGGCGAGATAACTTTGAACGGTTAGCGATTATTGTCGTCAAGAATCCAATTTTTCAAGATTTATGTGGATGGAATGGTCGAGTGTGGATTTATATAACGACGAATAAAATAGATTGACAAAGAGAGAGCTTTAATTTATACATAACTATATTCAAAATTATGAAAACAATCACAATCGAATGTCCCGAAGGTCTAATCACCTTCCCCATCAAAAACATCTTGGCAATTAGTGCATCAAGTGGAAATATGGTAAAGATTCGTTCTCTCGTATATATTAAAGGATTTCCAAACCCCCTGAGTTGTTATGACGAATACGAAGATCTTGTGGAAATTTTAGAATTCAAATTTCGTAAGGATCGATTAACATTGACAAATATCTAAAAATCAACCAATATCCTAAACATGATTAAACACCTACTCACTCTTTTATCCGAAGCGTTCCTCCCAACAAAGATTACCCCGTTCGGTCAACATATCTTTATGATTACCTACGAGGATAGCTTCTATGCTCGCAAGATTCGTCATGGGCGTGAATTTTGGCGTAGTCGATAACTGATTTAATGCGCTTGTAGCTCAATGGTCAGAGCAGTCGGCTCATAACTGATTGGTTACTGGTTCGAATCCAGTCAGGCGCACTTTTTATTATGGCAAAAACGCTTGACAATCTTTATACGATACTCTATTGTGGAACGAATTGAACGGGAATATCACAACGAACCATGAAAATAATTCATCATCCTAAATAATATCGGCGGTTTCGTCAACGAAAATGATGCAAATGATTAAAAGTTGAGAAAAATAGGTTGACAAAGTTCATTTTTAAGATATATTCAAATTATGTGGAACACTAAACTCTTCAAAACATTAAAGGCACAATCTACTTGGGTGGAATCGCATGAGGCAAACTTTCAAATTGTGGAACTATTCGTGGAGAATGGCTATGGAGTGATCTATAAAAAATTGCGAGTTATTGGTTGACAAAGTTCATTTTTAAGATATATTCAAATTATGAAACCAAAATGCAATGTAGATGTTCGCCTTCTCGATATTCAAGCCGTCAATGAGGGTAAGGATATTACCGATTTGACTATTATTTTTTCTGGCACGGTTGACGCTTGCAAGAAATATTGCCAGATGTTTGCAGGCTATAAACTTGTGCGAGATAAGGATAATTTGTTCGGCGGATATTATGCCAATACCGAAACGGGAGACTGTTTCTTGCTTACTTGATAATAGTTATACCAAATGACTAATCGACAAGTGATAGTAATTCGAGGAATTTCCGGTTCTGGAAAGTCCACCTTTGCAGAATACATTGCAAATCTCCACGACGGGGTTCCCCCGGTTATTTGTACAGCCGATGATTATTTTACAGATAATACAACCGGGGAGTATAAATTTGACGCATCGCATCTTGGAAATGCTCACAAAGCGTGCATGGAGAAATTTACCAATGCCTGTCAAGGTGGCGCATCTCTGGTGATTCTGGCCAACACAAGCACGCAAGAGAGAGAAATTAGCGGGTATATGGACGCCGCCGAAGAACACGGATATCAAATCTTTTCGGTCGTCCTTGAAAATCGACATGGTAACAAGGATATTCACAATGTTCCTGAAAAAACTCTTAACAATCAGGCTCAAAATCTGTTGAATTCTTTGAAGTTAAGATGACGAAAGATTTTTAAATAGATCAAAAAGTAATCTTTTATATTGACTCAGAGACGTTATTAAACTATAAAGGGCACATGAAACAAACAACTCTTTTTGATAGAAAAAATATGCAACTAATAGCCAAAAGTCAACTTGTCGGAACTTCCCCCGGCATGGGGTGTTTCCGTGATCTTTTTGAAGATTCTAACGGAAATAGACTCTCCATCAAGACATCTCATGATTTTTCCCCGGAAGATGAACGTAACCATCACAAGAAAGACGGCAAAGAATTTCCTACACAGGAAGAGTTATTTGACAAATATAAAAAGTGTTCATTGACGGAATGACAGAGGAAAAGTTTAACGAATTGAAAACTCTTCCTCTACTATCCATCTTGTTCCCTATTACAAATGACTATCTGTTTTCATACAACACCTTATAAAATTGGCGCACCATGTTACAATACAACATAAACTTCCTTGACACAACTATTAAAACGATATAAACTTCAAAATTATGAAAGCACCAATTATCATCGAACTGAACGGTCACGATATTACCTTGATCAAACCACCTAAAGGATGTGAAAATCCTTTCGAGATCTGAGATTATGATGTGGAAAACTACAATGGCGAAACGTTCATCGATTACAAAGGTGATGAATATCGGCTCGTAAATTATATGGTCAAGATTATTCCACCCGAAAAAAATCTATCAGAAATATAACATCTTTGTGGGATTGGTAATAAAAAAGTTATACCACTACACACTTGTCCATATATGGAGGAAATTAATAATGATAGAGATGGTTTATGTAATTGTTGTGCAGACTGTCAACATGAATGTGCAAAATGATTATCTAAATAAAACAAATGATTACATTGTAAAACATTGTAAAACATTGTAAAACAAATTATTACAATGTAAAACAAATGATTACAATGTAAAACAAATGATTACAATGTAAAACAAATGATTATGAGACTCAATCTCAATAAGCAAGAATTATTTTTGAACACGTTCCCTTAGAATTTTTCGGCTGGAGTGGTCTGTCCCTCTTCGATATATAGAATCTAAAGGAAAGTATTCTAAAGGTCAATACATATATCAAAATTCTTTTTTTTATATTTTTCGGAAAGGTATTGACTCTTTTCTATTTTATGCGACGATGGTGGAAGTTAAGAACAAAACGTTCTTACGAACCCAAACATCAAAAATAGACAAATATGATCAAAATCACCAAAATCAAAACCATCGATGCCCTTCGTTCCGCCACTGAAAAAGGATGCAAATTTATGTCATTCCTTTATACTGGTAAAGGAACGGGTGAGACATCCCGCTATCTAATCAATTTCGGCATCAATTACCGAAATGCCTGCGATTCCGACAAGACCGTTCTCGAAGCCTACGAGCCTTCTAGTGACCTCGAAATCCAAGCCAAAGGCGAAATGTTGAAAAGCCTCACGGAAACCCTTGTGGAAGGTGTTTCTCAGTCCTATACTCAGAAAGACACGTTTGACCACCTCGGCAAGGGAATCCGCCAACACCGAGAAACTGGAGAGATTTACATCTATGGATTCATCCAAAATAAAGAGCAAGTGGCCCCCCCTACAATCGAAAAGAAAAAGGTCAATTCTCGCCCTCTAACTTTGGCAAAGAAGTCCATCGAAAAGGCTTGTGACTTTAAACGCAACAAGTTCGGACAGTTCATCTTGAGCGATTCGAACATCGCCGGGATCATCGTCAATGGTGACGTGATCGAAGTCCAGAGCTAAGGTAGTCATAAGGGAAAGGCCGGGAGGGAAGAAATTCCTTTCCGGCCTTTTTGTGTCAAAAATTATTTTTATTATTCGATTGACAATCTCGCAAAATTTTTGCTATAATTTAATCGACGAACTTTTTTTTCAAAAAATTTAGGTTAGGTTCCCTTAGAATTTTATCGCTGGCGGTCTTCCCACTTGATACCTAAAAGATATAGAATGCTTTCGAGATAGTCAAGTTCTTTTCAATTTTATTTTTTTTGAGAAGGGGCTTGACATGGCGGGAAGGAAAGAGTAGATTGATTGCCTTATGAAAAAACAAATTAAAAAATTAACCCGCGCTTATTTTTGTGAGACCTACCCTCACACGAAAAAAATCCGTCGAAATGATCCCTTGCATTTTTCGACTATCTTTAACGATTGGAAGCGTTTAAGATCTGGAACAATCTAGTACATAAGAGGGAGCCGGTGGGGAAGAAATTCTCTCCCGGCTTTTTTCGTGCCTAAAATTATTCGTGCCGGGGGACACAAGCGATAAAAAAGAATTTGACATGGGGAAGGAGGCATGATAGTTTTTAACTTATGAACAAGCAAACGAAAGAGCATTTTACTGATATTCTCGCAACGCTGCCAAGCTCCCGCCGTGACGCGCTGGAAAAAATCAATCTTCCAGCAACTCCCGCCGGGAAAGAAAAACGACTTTTTGAAATCGGGGAAAGAATTTCTTCGAGCGAATTTTCACCATTTCGCGGGAGTGGAAAAATTGAGAAGATTTATTTTGAAAATGGTTTCGCGCGGTATATGGTGAGGCTGGACGGCGGGAGGAAAAAAGACCCGCTGGCAATGTTCAGACAAAAAGACATTGCCGGAAATGAGTATCTTGCAAAATGTTATGAGGCCGGGGAAGATTTGTTGCGGTCGTTCTGTGGGGGTAGGTAGCCCTTCCCACTGGTTCAAATTTGACCTGTACGGCCTTTATCGTGGCGGGGTGGACCTCTGCTATTGATACACAAAAAGAGGGGTGCACAGAGTCATTTGAGATCATCAAAAAGAGCGCGAACAGAACCTACAAGTCTTTTCCCTTTGTGCAATAAATTTAGACTATCATGGATTTAAAATTCATGCAATACATTTCTAGAGAAAGAACTATTTAAATTAAATGAAAATGTTCTTTACCTTTTTCTATTTAAGAATAGTATTCAAAAAGTTAGAAGAAACCACTACCCACTACCCACTACCCACTAAAAAAATGTCTAAACACTATAGCCGAAAACTCTCGAACGCTTTCACCAAACAATCTTCCCGCGAAAATATCGCCAATGATGTTAAGATCGATGCTGGAAAAACAAATATATCATTACATTATCTTGGTGGTGCTCATGGAAATCTCGAATTCGAAAAATTGTTTGATAGTCGGATGAAACGAACAACATTTTTTCGATACGAACGTTCGATGACAGCCACTCCCGAAAATTATGCTCAAACTCGTTCAGGTGATTACTACGAAAATCGTGGAGAAGATGATTATGGATATTTCATCCGTGGAGATTTTTTCAAACATTTTAACAATTTTTTTGACGAATCCCTCCCTAATTATCTATGGTTAGATTTTTGTGGAACATTAACCGAAAAACTCGAAAAACATATATATGATATTCTCGAAAACATCTCTCTTTCCGATTTCACGGAAGTATGTTATGTCACTTTTTTTCTTAACCCTAGAGGTTGTAAAAATTCCAAGGAAATTTTTGGTGGAATCAAAGATATTGATGATCGGGCAAATACACTATGTAAACACTTCAAAAAAGATATGTGGGCAAATATTTCTTGCGAAGTTTTCGAAACATACTACAATGGACATTCGCCCATGGGTGTTCTCAAATTCAAAAATATGACAAAAACAAAAACCAAAAAAACCGTATCCGATTACGTTGCGCTCGCAAACCGTGGATTCAGCAACAAACAAATCGCAGTCTTTTGGAAGACTGGAATCATGAATATTGCGGGATTCAACGCACAAGCAAAGCGCAAAGGCTTGATCTAAAAGGCTCGGAATCAGCGGGATGGACTGAAAAGTTCGTCCCGCTTTTTCTTTCCCCTAAATAGCACAAGTCTTTTCCCTTTGTGCAATAAATTTAGACTATCATGGATTTAAAATTTGGTCAATACATTTATGGACCTAAATTAAATGAAAATGTTCTTGTAATACTTTGAAATGCTGGCTAGTGTATTCCCTCAATGAAAAATCTTACCACTCGAAAACCTCTTCCTTCCTTCTTAGAAGACTTGCAAGCCATTCGCAAGGGTCAACCGCCCACAACGAAAGCTTTCAAATCTCGAAAGGAATACACTCGCAACCCTAAGCACAAAAAAAACCATGGCAATACCTAGAAATTCAGCAATGTCTTTCCGTCTTCCTGATGATGTCAAAGCAGGCTTGCAAGCCATCGCAGCAAAGCACGATCTTTCTATGTCAGATGTCATTGTGAAATTTTGTCGCGATGGTTTGAAAAATTGTGGAAATGTAAAGACTTTGAATCCAACACTTTACACAATTGAACAAAATTAAATAAAAAAGTTCTTGTCTTTTAGATAAAAATAAAATAGATTTAATCCAAGTTAGAGACAACCTCTTACTGAAAACCAAAACCCAAATAGGAAAAATACTACTATGAGCGCAAACATCTTCGAACGCGATATTCAAACTGGACTCTCACAAGCATGGCACGGAATGACGAACATTGTCGAGTGCATCAATCGTGAAAACTCCGGAATCGATTATGACATGGACATCGTTCCGCTGTACATCGACGGAAAAGACGGCGAAAAAATCGAAACTGATCATCGACAAATCATCTCTCTGGATGATTGTCTTCCTATCGGCAAACCGGTAAGCAACGCATATTGTCTTATTTCGAATCCTCGGATTTGGGACATGGTTAACGAGTCTCTGGCCGGAACGAAACATGACATCGTTTCAGTCGGAACCGTGGATGATCGTTCCAAGGGTTTTATCACGGTCAAACTTGACGAAGACTTCCAAGCAGCATCTCGGAACACGGAACCACTCTTTAACATCTTATGGGGACATGGTGGAAACATTGCATTGATTGCGCGTTCTTCGTTCACCGTGACGGTTTGCGCCAACACCTTCGCAATGAACCTCGGACGAAAAGGCAAGGATTTGAATCTGAGTGTTAAGCACACCAAAAACGCTCTCACACGTATCGAGGGGATGGAAGATGCGATTGAAACGTACTGTGGAGTCAAAGCAGAGTTTGAACTGGCAATGAACTCCCTCGAAGCGCAACCTTGCAATGAAGAGAACGCACGAAAGATTATCGGCGGAATCCTTGCCCCTGTTGGCTTTGAGTCGAAAGAATTGTCGCAACGTGGAAAGACTCGAATGGCCAACACGGTTGACCGTCTATCGACTCTCTTCATGAGTGGTGCCGGGAACACAGGAAGCAACCTTTGCGATGTCTTCCAAGCGTCCACAGACTACTTCACACACGAATCAAGTGGCGGGGACAATCCGGAGAATGCAATGAGGCAATTCGTTTCCTCGGAGTTCGGAAGCGGTCAACGTATGAAGGAACTGTTCTTCGACACACTCACGGATGAGGATGAACTCGGACGGGTTACAAGTCGAGGGGAGAAAGTTCTCTTGGCAATGGCAAGCTAATAGGGAAAGTAAAAAAGGAATCAGGGGAGGAACTCGAAAGGGTTCCTCCCCTTTCTTTGTTTGATCTGTTACAATGGTACGCAATGTTAGAGGGTCAAGATGGTTTGCAATGCATCGAGGATTGTCGAGGACAGGCTAGGAAATCTGGGGAAGGGTTGCCCCTCACCGGAAGGGTCGGAGGACCTAGGGAAGATCCTCGGGACAACCCACAATCCGGAACGAATGTCAATCAAAAAAACATCGAAAATATAAAACGAATATATTTGACAAGGTGCGTTTTTTTTGGTATGCGAAAAAAAAACACCGACCTGTCAAAATTTCGCTTGACTTCGGTGTTTCAAAATGTTACCATGGGGGGCGATGCCGAATCTGGGGAACAGGGGTATATCCTCCTGAGAGAACCACCCATCTTATTCCCAAGGTACCCATATATTTATCTTGGTATAGTTCATGGTTTTCCGGTTCCGATTCGAATTCTTTTACGAACTTATCCCACAATTTTTTGGATTTTTTGGTTCTAGATTTCCACGGTTTCATATTTATTTCCTTTGTTATATTCTTTCAGCACGGTATCTGCCCATAACCACCCTTTATTATATAACCTATTATCATATTTTAATTTGTAGAATCCTTGTTTATGGATTCCCATATCTCTAGAAAATGCCGCGATGTTATGGACAATATATTCCTTTTTATCGGGAGATATTAAAATATCCCATCTTTTAAGATTTTTTGGTTTTTTTGGTGTTTCGATCTTTCTGAACCCTTTATAATAAAAAACCGTTCCTTTTATCATTCTTACAATGATATTGGGTTCGAGACCATGTTCTAAACAGAACTCTAATATATGATCAACCGCATGTATATTATCATCGGGATCATATAGGTATATAGGGGTTTCTAATTTGACCGGATTATACCAACCATTTATACTTCGGTTACAATTTTTTAAAAGTAGTGAGAACTCTGTTAGTCTTATTCCGGTTTCTTTGGAACAGATTTTCCGACTCGGGAAAGTTTTTATTGTTCCATCTATATATTTTAGGGTTATCGGTATGGAAGGTCTGCCATGATTATCTTTATGTTTTTTTTGTAGGTTTAGTAAAAATGATCGGTTAACGATAGATGGTGCGGATCTTTTCAGGTGATTCATGCAGTATTTTAGACCATTAATCCGATAATTATCTATCAGAAATTTCTCATCTTTTTTGGTCCATGTTTTATTTTTTTTCATATTTTAGCTACTCTCAATCATATTCATTTTCTAAACTCTATTGTTAGTCACCACGGTCAATCTACTAAGGGCCGTTCTCTCAATCATATTCATTCTCTAAACTCTATTGTTAGAGGGCAGTGTATTGATTTGGATTGTCGATGCCTCCTCTCAATCATATTCATTTTCTAAACTCTATTGTTAGCATCTTGAAGGCGATGACTCTCAATCATATTCATTTTCTAAACTCTATTGTTAGGTTAAACAAGGGCTGTTGCCCGAACTGGCAATACCTCTCAATCATATTCATTCTCTAAACTCTATTGTTAGTCATATCTGCGGCCTGATCTGCCACCCGCTCTGCTCTCATTCATATTCATTCTCTAAACTCTATTGTTAGTCGCCGACCGTCCACCAAGACTTGGTGTGATAAGCTCTCATTCATATTCATTCTCTAAACTCTTTTGTTAGTATCTTCAAGGCGATGACTCTCAATCATATTCATTCTCTAAACTCTATTGTTAGTCGGAAAGCATTTGGGGAGAAAGCCGGTGAGAAGCTCTCAATCATATTCATTCTCTAAACTCTATTGTTAGGGCACCCATTACAATCTATTGCCTTGTAATGGGTTGCATTCTCATTTTCGCTAACCTGTAGATTTTTGCAATTTTCATTTTTTTCTTTCATGTTTTCGTTATAAATCGTTGAATTGTAGTAAATAAAGAAAACTGCGAACCTCTTTGGCCTTTTAGAACCTCAGAGGTTCGCAGTATCTTTTGAATATGATTCTACCGTTCTCGGTAGATGTGGGTTGTTACCTTCCCACTTCGTTCTGGTCCTAATAGGTTTTACCCTAATGGCTCACAAAGTTTTACCTTTGTCGAACGCCTTGATCGATTGAGCATCGACATATTTGTATATTACTACAAAGTCTCAGGTATTGCAACCTTTTTATTAATCTTTTTCAAATTATTTTGTGATCCTACCACATCGGCATTGGCACTATGTCCACAATCAATGCATTCGAACTTTGCCTGTGTCTTTCTATTGTCTCTGGAAACGTGTCCACAGTCGGGACATGTCTGGGAAGTGTATTTAGGATCGATTTCGATAACCTTTGCACCTCTCCATGATGCCTTATATTTCAATTGGTTATTAAAAATTCCCCAACCCTGTTCCAAGATCGACCTATTCAGACCTGCCTTTTGTTTAACATTTTTACCATGTTCATCTTTGGTTCCTTTACCGGATTTGGTCATGTTAGAAATTTGTAGATTGTCTATCCCGATGGTTCCATATTTATCGGTGATCACATTAGAAACATGATGTCTAAAATTTTTCAAAATTTCATTGATTTTATATTTCGTTTCAACCAGTTTTTGATTTGATCTAAACCAATTATTACTATGTCTCTGGAAATGTTTATAATCTGGATTTGTCTTGTCGGACATTTTTAGTTTCCAGTTGATTTCTATATAGTTCATCGGTTCGGCTCGTTCTAATCTCGAAATAATCGTCTGGATCATCTTCACCCGATTTTTCAAAATCGCCAGTCTTTTCTTAGAGGTTTTGTCTAATTCAAAAATTCGGGTCTTTTGGGAACTATCGGTGGTGGTCAAGAATTTGGTTACACCCAAATCTAGCCCTACCTGTGATTCGATGTGTTGATGTTCTGGTTCTATTACATTGGTCTTTAGACCATAAGAAATAAACCACTTCTTACCTATATTTGAAACTGTATAAGAAGTGATAATCCCTATGGGATAAACATCTAATTTTGCCTTGATCGGTGTCTTCAAAGTTTGAATAAATACCTGTTGTTTTTCAAAATTCGGTCCTTTCAGATTTCCGGTAGAAAATAAAAGATTAGGAATTTCCCACTTTTTCATAAACTTGGGTTTTCCGAAATTATCAACTCTCTTTCCTTTTGCGGCTTTTTTCTTTTTTGCACCAACGAGATGTTGAACACTTTTTCCGTTCTTACAAATTTCGTAGAACGTGGTCCATGCCTTATCATTAGATTTTAAAATCCCTATGACCAGTGCCGAAGGTAGTTTATATTTTCCGGTTCCGACCTTATACATTCCTCCCTCTCCACATGCACCCAGATAACTTTTAGATGAATCTTTTAGATCAACATAATTGGGATATCTTTCTAATATAATCTTATCTAAAAGTTCTCGATCTGGTCCCTTCTTATCTATGGTTAATTCTGTCCTGATTTCTTTAAAACCATTACGAATCGCGTCTTTGATCGGATATTGGTCCGAGAGTTGGTTATTAATAGTAACCCAGAAGTCTTTATCTTTTAGAACCTTAATTTCTTCTTCGGTTTTTCCAACATCGGTAAGTGCCTTTATTTTAAGTTCGACGATATCTCGTTTCTTTTCATCGAAAAATCTTTCCGAAACTGTTTGATTCCATAAAATTTCATTGCCATATGCTCTGGCACCATTTTGCCAATCTTGGAAAATTTTGATTTGATCCTTTGTAGGATAAAGTCTATAAATCCTACCGTATTTTTTTAATATAATTTCTTTGTCCATATAATTCTATGATTCTTTTATTTTTCTCTACAACGTTTTTTATTCATGTCTTTAAATTCCTAAATTTGATTCGGTCCACGATATTTACCAGAGTTCGAATGTTACGGTTTTTCGAATTAAAAGACATGTGTGTGTATCATCCACCAGTGCCTTATTCCAACCTTTAATTTTAATCAATGACATATCTTTCATACGATTTCTCCATATGAAAAGAAATAACATTTGTTTAAAAAGTTCCATATAGAACTTCGCGATCCAAATTTGATTCTTTATCCAGTTTTTCATGCCGCCATATTGTCCTTTTTTTACCATTTGTCAATACTGTTTTTAGAAACTTCGATATTTTCACCCCGAAAATTTATAATTTTGGTTGGATTTGTTTGTAGGTAGATATATTCGTCACAGTGTGGTGTCTCACATTTAAAAAATCTGTCATGATTATCAGAATAATTCTTAAAATCTTTTATTTCGAATTCAAACATTCCTTCACATTCTGGACATATAAAACACATCCCAACCCAAGGGATAAGTGGGTCTCTTTTTTTAACCGTTCCAATTTTTATCGTTTTCATAGTTCATTGATCCTTTTATTTATATATTTGTTGATCGATTCTTCTAGTGCTTCATCAACAGACCGCATTTCGATACCATGTCTAAATAATTTTTCGTTGCTCAATACACAAGAAGATCTTGGTGCTCTGATAGTTTTGTTGAATTCTTCTTCGCTGTTATAGAATGAAAATCCCTTTTCTGTAAAATATTTGGTTCTTCCGAAAATTTTAATAATATCTTCGGTCGTGATATCCCCATTGACCACGTTATATATTCCAAATGGGATTTCCTTTTCCACACATTCTATAGATGCCTTGACAAAATCCCCAATATGTGAAATCGAATTTCTAACATTTAGCAATTTGTTGTAATTCAACAACTTATAAAGATAATTTCGAGTGTTGTCAATATCGGAATTGAAAGGAATTCTAAGTCTCCATATATAACATTCCATATCTCGGATCGTTTCTTCCCCTACTGCCTTGGTTCCACTATAAAAACTACAAGGTTCTTTCGAATCAAATGCAAAATTTGGTTTATCGGTCTCGGTGAATCCGGTTCCATCTTCTTTGGTTCCGTGATAAATACACCCAGAAGATATGTGACCCCACGGAATACCCAAAGTTTTACATATATTACCTATATGAAAAGGTAATTCGGCGTTCCCTTTAAAACATTCCAATTTTTGATCTTCGCAGGCATCGACGTTTGGTTTTCCGGTGAATCCGGCACAATTGATTAAAAATGTTGCTCCTTTAACATCTTCTTTTGTAAAATCTCTGCCGATGTGCACAAGGTTAGATCCCATTTCTGAAAGATATTTGGTGAAATATTGTCCAATATATCCATTCGATCCAACTATGGCAACGGTGTTTAGTCTATTATTCATTTCTTATGATCTCCCGGTTTATAGATTTTGTCAACAATTTTATGCACCAATTATACCAATAAAGATAAGTGCAGCAATAATAATAATTATTCCAAGAACGAACCCGCCTTGTAGTGCATATCCAATTGCATTGATTAGTAGAGTCACGAAAAGGCAGATAACCCATCCAGCAAATCCCAAAATGAGAATACCGATGAGGCTACCTACAACCAGCGTTATTAATGTTAAAATATCCATAGTCCAAATTTATAGCAGATATTCGGATCATGTCAAGGATAAATATCTATTTATGAGAGACAACGACACATTAATTTTAGAAAATCTTTATGATTCGGTATCGAACGAACAATATGAATGGGTTGATGTTGAAGATCAAGAGGTTATGGATGGTGCATGGGATCTGGCCTCCAATGCACCGATAAATATTTTGAGTGATAAAGAATTGATGGGTGCTCTGGAAGTTATACCATCCCCACAAGAAGGTTATCGAATTATCGTCGGGGCACTATTCGGAAGTTCTTATAATGAAGGTATGGGACGACAATATTCGTTCGATATTATCGTTGACGAGAATTATCAGGGAAAGGGTATCGGAAGAATGTTGTTTAATCAGGGATTGAACGAAGCAAAAAATGAAATGGCCGATGCTATCCATCTAGAAGTTCATAGCGAGTTGGTGTTAAATATGGTGAAAAGGGCTGGATTTACTCACATCGATGGTGTTATATGGGAAAAGGAATTATGAGAGACAACGACACATTAATTTTAGAAACACTCTATCGAGATATTCTCCTACTAGAATTCTCCGAAAAGGCGATTTCGATGATGGTAGCCCACTTTCAAAAAACAACCGATTTATCGGAAAAAACTATCAGAGATTATATATCGACCTTCGAGAAGGCTCGTGCAACGCTACCAAAAAAAGACCCATTTCAATATAAAACATTCGATGAGTTTGAACATGCAACCGACTCGACAAGGGTGGGTGCCAGTAAACAGGTTGAGAGCGTTTCTAAGGATGATCTAAAGGTTTATGAGGATGCAGAGGTAATCGTGTATAAATCTACAAACACTGGACAATCCATAATTCTAAGTGACAATGGTTATTATTCTTTTTGTGTATCTCGACCATCGGGAGGAAATTTATGGACCGGATATAGGTTACGAGCAGCATCTACCTTTTATTTTGTGAGATTTAAAGAGAATACTTCTGAAAAAGATGATAGAGGTATGTTTAAAGATCCTAGTCATTATATTGTTATCGATGCACAAACAGATGATCGATATCAATGGACATGGGCTGATAATGGTTCTCAGGGTCATGGAACCGATGATATTACCGAAGAAGAAATTGTAGAAGCCTTTCCTGATCTATCTAAGCCTTTTTCTAATGGTATTTTTAAAAACGATCCTTTATTGGAATCAGAAATCCAAAAAATTAAAAAATACGAATCTTTAAACTATGATTTTAGTGTGTATGTGTTCAATTCTCTAAAATATGTAGAAAAAGAAGAATATATAAAAAGTGGTTTTGGGGTTTCAGATTTATCATGTTTAGATAAGAATTTAAAAAATGAATATTTAAATATGGGTCATCAACTCAATTCTGAGAATTTTAAATCCTTAACACCATCGGAACAAAATCTTTGGATAAAAAAGAGAGGTGATGTTCTTGCCGGATCGGGTGATTCAAACGAATCGTCTAATTTTGCTATATTCTTAATCAAAAATGGAAAGGACCTTCCTGATATATTTTTAAATTCTATTGCAAAAGATTCGTATGAATCATATAAGTTTGCCAAAGCTTTAATTGAAAAAGGAAAGGACCTTCCTGATATATTTTTAAATTCTATTGCAAAATATTCGGATAGTTCATATAGATTTGCAGTAGCTTTAATCGAAAATGGAAAGGATGTTCCTGATATATTTTTAAATTCTATTGCAAAAGATTCGTATGAATCATATAAGTTTGCCAAAGCTTTAATTGAAAAAGGAAAGGACGTTCCTGATATGTTTTTAAATTCTATTGCAAAAGATTGGGCACGTTCTTTTGAGGTTGCGAATATATTAATTCGGAATAAAAAACCCATTCCAGACATTATTATAAACGGTATTAAACCCCAAGATAAAGATAAATTAAATTTAACCGAATCGATATCCTTTAAGAAATTTTTCCATAGAAATGTATGAAATATTTAACCGAATCATACCCTGAAACATTCAACTTTGAAGAGTTCAATAACATCAGGTCTTATGCAAAAAAATTAAAATATGCTATCCAAAGTTTACGGAAAATATCTATAACAATGATATTCAAAACCATTTAGGGTGAAGGATTTGCACAATCTATCGGTGGTAACATCCCAGATCTAATCGATGATGTCGATGGTTGGAGTTCTGAACAAATTATCGACTAGATGATCGACGAATCAACTCTCTGGTCACACCACCTAGTGCGTTCTTTATCTCTACAGGGTCGAAATTGATAGGTTTGTTCATAAAAGCATCATACAGTATGCGCGACATATTTTGATAGAATTCTGGCGATAAACTTTTAAATGATTTGAATGCCAATGACGAAACTCTACCGAATGGTTCTTTTTCTTTTACAGATCTAAAGAAACGGATGAGGAAATCTTTCTTATCTGGGTCGGATTTTTCCATCTGTTCCCAATTATCCTCATGTTCTTTGTGATACATATATTGTAATTCTCGGATCGAACTAAGAAGATCTGGGTAGTATTCGACAGGTCTTTTCGAGTGGGCTTTTTTATATCCATTATTAGTGTAACCCATTACACTCGATTGACCTTTCATGTGACGTTTCGATGGTAGTCCACCTATTTTAGATCGTTCGATATTCTTAACGTCTCTGTTATATTTTTGTATTAAAAATTGAACGAAGTGGGACATCTCATGTTCTATAACATCATAAACTTCGCGAGCAGGTTCAAATAAACTCAATTGAATGATACCATTATTATCATCAATGTTTATATTGTTGTAATGGCTACCCTTAGATATCGATAGCTTAACATCAACATTGGGTTTTGGTGATAACTTATTTAAATGTTCATATGATGTCCCCGTGAAATCTATGATAAAATTCTTAGAAGGTAAATTCTTTTTGGTTATTTTCTTAATACCTTCAAGTTTAACCTTTTTATATGCAGTTAAGTAATAGTTTTTTACATCCTTATATATCTCTTGTGGAACGTGGAAATACCCTTCGGTGATATTTTTCATATTATAGATATTTCCCATAAACTCTTTTAAAATATGTGAATCGTGCTGCGGCATAATCAATACTTATAACACCAAAGTATAAATATATAGATATGAGAGATGTTGATACAATAATTCTTGAAAATCTTTATAAGGAACTACTAAATCCCACGGAAACGATTGAAGAAAATTTAATCCTTAAACGAAAACGAATGGATGATGGGAAATTCATTTTTGTTGTTGATAGTGATATGCCAGATTCTGCTGGAAGAAACGAAACATTTAAAAAGAAAACTGGTATTAGAGATACTGGTTTATTTTATTTTGATAAAGCGAACCTTCGAAGATGGGTTTCAAAGGATAGTTTTGAGGAATCCGATTTTCACAAAGCTGCTCCAACATATAAGAAAGCGGTCATGTCTCTTAATAAATCATCTGGATCATCACCTATAAATTTAGATGATGCATCCGAAGAAATCGAAGAATTGGCTGATTTAGGAGCACAAGATCAAATTGAAAACTTTTTATCCAGGTTGAAAAAGGAACTAGAAGAAAATATTAATTCCCCAGAAATTCAAGATTTTCTAAATTTTAGAAAGAAATTCCGAAATTATTCATTCAACAACCAAATGCTCATATATCTACAAAGAAAAGATGCAACACATGTTGCTGGTAGGGTGAAATGGGAAAAAGAATTTGGACGAAAATTAAAAAAAGGATCGAAGGGTATACAAATTTTTATCCCCATTATCGTAAAAGATAAACCCGAAGATGGTCATGTTCCTGCGCCAGATGATGAAGTGCGTAAAATCACCCGATTTAAATTGGGTCCAATTTTTGATATTTCTGATACGGAACCAATTGAGGGTAAAGAAGATATTGCAAAGATACCAGAAAAACCAAAATGGTATTCTGATGAAAATCTAGACGAAACCACAGAATCCATTTTCGAGGCCCTATCGAGTTTTGCCGAGATGAAAAACATCAAGGTAAAAATTGGTTCCGAGGGTTTGGGTGATGCTCGCGGTGTGAGTTCGGTGGGTTCGATACAATTACTACAAAAAAATATATCGACCATGGTTCATGAAATTGCCCATGAATTGATTCATACTATGGAAATTAGAATGCGTGGTGAAATTCCTAGTAATATAAAAGAGCTTCAAGCCGAAGGTGTGGCATATGTAGTCTTGGAAGAATTCGGTTTGAGTAGTGAACATGCTGCGAAATATTTGGCACTTTGGAAAATTGATCCAGAGCATATCACTCAAAATCAAGATGTTATACGAAAAACAGCAAACGAAATTATCGATTATGTTTATGGTTTTGTCCATAAACAACCTGAACAAACTGGTCCGGTAAAGGAAAATTTCGACTATCTTTTTAGACTATTTTGTGGTCTGTAACGATCCATCATATAAAATAGTTTTTGACAAACCCAAGTAACCATCGTATTATAAATCAAATTATGCAAGAAACACCGAAACAAACCGCGAAACGCCTCAGATATGAGGGATACACATTTAAAACCATTGGAACCATGTTGGGTATTGGGCGGGAGACTGCAAGATCATGGATAAATGATACCGTGGATGTCCCAAAAACACCCACGGTAGGGTTAGGATCTCCCACCCCTTATGTCAACGTCAAACGGAATGATTATTCTGATTCTGATGATTTAAAAGAATTCATTTTAAATTTGGCACCAATCCAATACGAAGAACCAGACCCGATTGATGTTGCGCTGGAACCAAATAAAATTGCAATGGTAATTGGTGATACACATTTTGGATCAGAGTCCGAAGTTACACTTGACATCTTTTTGAAGACAGTCGAAGAACTTCGACCCGAAACGGTTATTTTGAATGGTGATACATTGGATATGTTCGCATTATCGCGATATCCAAAAGACATCAGAACATCTTCGAGTCTTTTGCAAGAGCGCGAAGCATATCACAAGTTCTTAAAAACGCTTCATGATATCACAAGTTCTTATGGTTCCGATATTTACGAAACAAATTCTAACCATAGTGGTAACGGGGTAGAAGGTCGTTATTGGAGATACCTATCAGATAGACTCGGTGATATGGCTAGTTTACCAGATCTACAGGAACATCTTTCATATGAAAATGTTTTCTTCCCTCACGAATCATGGTCTAGAATCAAATTGGTCGATTATGTAGAAATTGTCGAAGGGTTCATCGTTCTACATGGTGATGTTGTAAGAAAACACGGTGGACAATCTGCATTGGGTATGATGGAAAAATGGGGAACAGTCTCTATGATAATCAACCACACTCATCGATTTGGTGCAACATCCAAAAGGATTCCATCTATTGGTTCCCAAAAAGAAAAGATTGTTCGAGTCTATGAAAACGGTTGTGCATGTGATTTGACACCGTGTTATGCAACTGCTGCAAATTGGCAGAATTCATTCTCGATTGTCAATTACAACGACACATCTGAACCTGCTGTGGAGCAAGTTTTGGTTGCCAAAAAATCAGCATGTATCTCAACTCTGGGATATACTATCAAGGCAAGTTAATGCGAACACCGCATCATGATAAGTATTATTATGATGAAGCGAAGAGATAATTATCCGACAGGGATATTAAACGACGACGTTTTCTTTTTAAAAAAAGGAAGCGTTGTTTGTATTTTAGAAGAAAGGGGCGATAACTATATTGTTCGAATGTATCACAATACTCCTGCTCTTACGGTCAATAAATCTAAAGTTGATAAGCCTTAGATATAAGTATTGATATATTATATGAAATATCAAGATCATCAATTATTAGAAGACGCCTACGACGCTATCGTAGAAAAAGAAGCCCTTCTCGAAGAAGGCATTTTCGATAGACTTAAAGGAACTGCTGCCGGAATCGGTAAAGCCGCTGGACGAACCTTAGAGGCTGGTAGAGATATGGTTGACAGTGCTCGCAGTCGCGAGAACTTCACAGGAAAGAATAGTTTTTTCGGTGATCTCAAGAAGAGTGGTAAAGATATTAAATCTGGATTTGTGGGTGGAAAATCTTCATCGGTTATTCGCTCTCATGTTAATAAACTTTCCCATTGTATCGATGATTTTGTAAATGATCTTAAAAAGGTCGGTGGTGTTACTGATAACAGTATTGCCAACTACGATCAAGTTGCTCAATTCCTAAAAGGAATAATTAAAAAGGCGGCTAAGACGGGTGGGTCTGGAAAAGTTTCGGTTCCTTCACTTAAAACTAATTTAGGACAGGCTGGATTTTTACACCCATCCGAGAACGAATAAGTTTTTCTTCCTTCAGAGATAACCAATCAGGTCTATCGACGATTTGATTGATAATATCCATTCTTTCAGATATCCCGAGATTCTCCCACTGGGTTATCTCTAATAATGTTCGTTTACATGAAATACAGGTTCCATCTCTAACCGTACACTTTTTATTACAGGGTGATTGATTATTTTTCATCATAACTTATATTATAAGTATGTTTTGATATCCATTTTTGTTTATTTAAAATATAGAATGGTGGGTTATAGTTTATATATTTCGGATAACCATATTCATTAAGATCTTTGGGATTCGTTGTTACGCACCCCAATAACCAAACAACACATAATATAGATAAACATATAATTTTTTTCATATGTTTAATCTAAGAGACATGCACCACCCGCACATGCCGCTTCATTTTTATGCTCGGTCATATCCTTCTTTTCTTTGATATTTTCAAATTTAAAGTTTTTTTCGCATTGTTTAAAGGATTTTTCGAGAATATCGAACACTTCTGGGTGTGGTGGTTGACTATATGGCAAATATGCATAGTCACCACCATCGAACGGAATCAGACTAATACCAATGTAGGATTCTCGATTTTCGATCATCCATTCTTTAATATTATTCTTCTCATGTTCATGGTAGCTGACTGTTAGACTTACGTTGTGGGTATTATCCCCTTCGACATGCCCCGGTAGAATCCAATTATCATATACGTTTTTCATACGTTCTAACAACTGAATGGATGTTTCCTGTGTTCGAAGTAGTGTCGTCTCATACATACTGATAGGAATTTGTATAATAATATCACCCTCTTTAAATGTGTCGGGCACGATGAAATTAGGGAAGTATCTTTGTAGTGCCTTTCCCAATTTCGATTCCTTATCTAATCGGACTCTCCGTAGATATTTGATAGCATGACCTGCATGGATTCCTGCCGTAGTTCCTAACCATGACGAGGCTGTTCCTGATGGTTTAACACACGTAATACGTTTAGCCGGATTAATACCTATTTTTTCAGCCCATTTTTTATTAATTTCGACTGCTAGTTTCGCACCTTCTTGTAAATTTTCAGGGGTTAAAATAGCAATATTTTCGGCTTGTCCGGTAATGGAAACACCCAAAAGTGATTCCTGTTCGGCATTTTTCTTCCATTCTGGCTGGATGTAAGAAAAGTTGGTATAAGATGCTTGAAGTGTACCGATAATTGTAGCAGTTTCTACCGCCTTTAACCAATCTTCTTTTGATAAACATTTGGACGCATTAACCTCAGTTAAGTTACAAACACCAAATCCTCCCACGGAGCCAGAAAAAGAAATTTCTGCGCATGGATTTAGTCCGGCATCATCGTGGTTGGTCCAAACCAATCCTGGTTCTGCCTGACCACCCGCGAAACATGCATCAATAATCATGCGAGCCTTTTCTTCCGATTGTGGATCTGCGCGATTAACGACTGCTGAATTATTGGCTCGGGCCAATTCTGGATATTTTTCCCACCATTTTCCAGACTTGCAGTTCAGCATGACAGTATCTTCGGGATCGAATAACACGATTGTTGCTGAATTGTGGGTTAGTATTCCATTAATGAAAAATGAATGATCCTCTTCCACTTCGATATCAAAAACTTCTTCCTCCATGTTCGTCTTCAATACCCCCAAGATATTGACTGGTATAAAGTCTACGGCTTGCTTTTCTTGCATTATTTCATAAGAGATGTGCGGGTTATTATTCCACAAATTGTATTTTTCTCCGTGCTTTGATGCAAGGTTTTTCAGAAACGAGAGACCGCTACTTTCTCTGCTTTTTTTAGTAACCACGTAGTCATGAGCTATTTTTATGGAATAGTCACTAATTTTTTCTACAAGTATATTTCTAAAACTAGAAGATATGGATTTTATTATATGTTCGTCCGATTTTTGCTCTCTGTGTTTAACTAACCTTCTTGTGGGAATGCCACTAAGAGAGATAAGGGATTGTAATTCTTTTGCAAAATTTTCGTATTTTGTTGAAACAATGGCAACTTGACCAGTGCCAATGCCATCTTCTGTTGTTTCATTTCTTACGGTACCGTCACTATCCAGAATTCCTGCAATGAACGCCATTCTTATCTCTTCTCTGGCTTGCATTATCCAAGTAGGAATTTTTATGGGAGAATTGGGTTGTTTTAGGTTTTCCAGCCCCCATTTTGCGATATTTCCTCTACTCGTAGTGAACTCTACCACTTTTTTTCTTTCATATAGTGAAATAGTTTTGATAAAGAGTGGAAATATATTTTGAATTTTTTCAATTATTTTTGGGTAATTTTTGGGAGCAGCAATTCTAAACTTACAATCCAAGTTTGCATTATCTGCACGTTTTCTAACAGAGCATGAACCGTTCCCAAGAAAGTATCCAACAAACCATGCCGTATCTTCGGTTAACTCTGGTGGGGTATATTCAAGCGATGATGGCATTTGGGTTTCTGTTCCCTCGATTTTAGTTTTATTAAAAACCAAAGTGTCTTCCACGCCAAGTTCATTTGCCAGTTTTTCCGATACGCCTCCATATAGGTCAGTTGCAGTAATCCACTTATGGTTTTCCGTAGAAAAGAAAGAGCCAATGTTTGTTTTTATTTCAAGTAGATTTCTACTGCCATTGTTAACTTTTGAAACAACTTTTTGAAACCTATTCTTGTGAGTTAATACCATGTCTCCATTTTTTACGTCCCTAAGTTTTACACACCCACGGTCTGTGAGAACGTCGTCAGTCCCCAACAAGCACCTCCTAACACCTCCCACTACCACGCAATCTGAAATGAGGCAACAAATCCGATGAGTCTCGAAGGATGTTAATTGTTTACCGATAGATTTTCGTAAAATTTGTCTAATATTCGAGTGCATATGAATCAACGATTTTGGACCCGATGCCGTGCCTCCTGTAGATAATGGTTCGCCCATCAATCTAATTTGGGAATAATCAAATTGTATATCAGGATTTTCGAGAAGTTTAATCAAACTATTTGACCAACCCTCCGCAGAATCGGGGATAACGAATTTCTCGGTATTAATACCATCACTAATAATCGGTAATTGGGAAATGTGCCTTTGTTTAACACTATAACCAACACCAGCACCAGACATCGATTGATAAAAAAGATCAGCCATATCGACAAATTTTGTGATATTTAAAAATGTACAATTAAATGCGCGATTTTGTCGCCGTTCGATTGGTTCACCACTAAATTGCATACAATTATGAGTCACAATCATTTCCCTACCAGCGAGAAATGTTCTATCTGGTGAAGAAACAACAAAACATGTTGCTGATCCTTTTTTAACAAAATCTACAGATATAATTTTTCTATGTTCTGTTTGTTTCAATATATCTTTTCTTATATTTTCTTTCTTTCTAGGTAATCTGGAGATTTCGAGGCCGGATGTGAACCTAATAATATGAGACGGTTTATGGTTTTCACTTTTTGGTTTTATATCTTCCTGAGTATATTTTATTCCTAAACTCGATATGAGTTCTACGATACCAGAAATCATTTTTTTATTTGTGTTAGAAAAATGTACCTTTCCGTTCTTATCTATACAGCCATCGGAATCGATAAGACCCTGTAATAGCGACAATCTCTGCTCAATAGATCCATTGAGATATTCTTGTGGAATATGTTTATTATTTATTAAATCATATTTGCATAAATCGGTAGAAAGTCCACGACATGTCCAAGTCCATATGTTGGTTGATTTACTTTGTATTCCTTCATATCCAGCATTTTTATATTGTTCGGAGAAGAACGAAGAGTCTTCGACACTACTTGAATATTGGTATTCTGGTGAGTATCCATCACCAAGCCATAAACCCATTATATATGGATCTATAAATAGTTCTTTATGAGGTAGTTTGATGGGCTTTGGATTATATATACAAAAATTATTAACCTTTCCTTGGGTTAAATGTTCTTTTATATGCTTTGTTGTTACAATGCGCGTTTTTCCAGAAAGTCTATCATCAGCAGATGCAACTACCCATAGATGTTCATCGCATGATGTTAATTTTGATCCATCACTAAAACATACATCATATAAATCTACGTTATCAAATTTTAAAACCTTTTCCACACATGTTGGTTCACCTATGGAGTCAAAAATCATATCACCAGTTTTTATCTCACCGACTATCGACCATCCGATATCTGTTCTAATCGGGGTACTATCTTCCAATGCTCGCATAGCAGGGATCGCCATTTCTTTATAAACGGGATCATAGGCTTTGGTGATTTCTTCTCTAAGATGTGGAAATCTTTTGCAGTGCATTTCCAAATTTCGAGTAATCGTCTCATATTTGGTTTCTCGTCTTTGGTGTTCTGGGAGATATTTTGCGTAGGTTCGGTGGTGGACTAGATTGCTTAGAAATTCTTTTGACATGTGTTTATATTTACATAATTCCGTCCACATTTCAAAAATTATTTTTTATTTTTATATCTTACTCCTTTTCAAAATTTTACGAACACTGGTGTCTCTCTGGTTTTTGAGTCTTTTACGCAATTCGTTCTTATAAAGTGCTGTGGATAAATACTTTAAGAATTTTGCTATATCGAAAAAGTCGGCGCGGTTTATAATTCTCGACTCAGCATACAGAACCTGCGATTCTGACCAATCGGGTTCTAGATAGTGGACACACTCATGTATACTTGTTGATATAAAAGCCCGTCTCGGGTCCATTTCCAAACTTATCCAATAACAATACCCCCATGCACCACGCAATTTTTTCATATTAAAAAATTCAGGTGGTTTCCTTTGAACCAATTTAATACATCGACCCATGAGGATGTCTACGTCTTTTTTGGTCATTTTTTTTCGCATAGAAGTATTTATATTTTGATTTTTCATAAAAGTTGTGTATTGTGGGTGAATGAAGACCGATCATTTCAATGAAATAGCTCTATCACCTAAAGGATTATACCCCCAACTGGTAGATAAATCAAAAAATTACTTTTCGTCCGAATCGGGGTCAGATTTTCCGATTCGGAATTACATCGTTCAAATATATGATCGTTTTCCGGTAATGTTCCATTCTGATGATGTTTTCAATGATAAACTATTAGATTTTCTTATGGAAACCGGATCGCTGATATCGTTTACCAGTAACGGTAAATGTGAAAAAGCTATCGGTGAACCAATGGGTTTTCGCGGAGGGACATTTTGGTTCACATATAAAAACGACAATTTCATCAAAATAACGGTGAAAAGTCAAGATGATTCGGATTCACATTTCTGGGATGAAGAAAATATTAATTATACATCAAAAAAATATTTTAATCTGTCTATTATCGCACCCTGTGGGTCAAAAATGACTATAGATGACTTCATACCATTCATTGCTGAGATTGAAGGGTCTAAGATACATTTATTCATCAAAGACGGTTACGGTGAATGCACGTTAGAACCACTAAAGGTGAAAGTCCCTAAAAATATGGATCTAGCTCTGAACTATGGTGAAAAATTTGTTCCCATTTACAATATGATTCATAAGAGATTGGAAGAGAAACCCAATGGATTATATATGTTTCATGGACCTCCCGGAACCGGAAAATCAAGTTTAATCAAATATTTGGCAGGAAATGTTAAAAGAGATTTCATTTATATTCCGACTACTATGCTAGAAACATTCGCCACAGATCCAGCATCTTTAAAAATGCTAATCGAAAAGAATAATTCAGTGTTCGTTCTCGAAGATGCTGAACGGTTGGTAATGCAACGCCATGGTGATAATCAAGATTCTTCCGCCGTATCAGCATTATTGAATCTTTCTGATGGTATTTTGAGTGACATATTAAACATATCGATTATTATCACATATAACTGCCAAACGGATAAAATTGATAAGGCTCTTTTGAGAAAGGGTAGATTACAATCAAATTATAAGTTCGACCTACTATCGGTTGAAAACGCACAAAAACTTTGTAAATATCTTGAATACCCCGCCAAACTCACCGAATCTATAGTAGAACCGACAAGTTTGGCAGACATTTACAACCTTGAAACCGAAACAACATTTTATGAAGAACCAGAAGAACCAAAAGTTGGATTTTAATCCATCATTCGATTCCTACAACACACTTTTAGACCCTTTTAAAGACGTTGTATTTATAGCCAAGAACCATACCTATGAGATAGATGGTAATAAGATCCCCTTATCCGTGACAGGATTATTATCTAAATACAAAAAACCATTCGATTCTCATAATATGTCGAATATCATTGCTCGAAAAGATGGTGTTGACCAAAAAGATGTATTAGATAAATGGGATTTCGCCCGAGATTATGCAAATCATGCCGGAACCGAATTTCATGCATATGTTGAAAATTATCTCGAAAGACGACGGCTCGCTCTAGATAAGGAATCTATTACAAAATTTTTTAAATTCCGAGAAGATTTTAAAGAGAGTGATTCTATACAAAAATATTATATCAAAATGGCCAAGATGATATCTGGTTTTCATGAATGGTATGAATGGTATAAGGAAGATCATACACTAATCAAATCAGAATTGGTTATCGGTGATAAAGAATGTAATCTAGCCGGAACGCTTGATAATCTTTCATTCAACCGAAAAACTAATGAATTGGTAATTTTCGATTATAAAACTAACAAGGCTATCAATGTCGTTAGCAAGTATAAAGATCGTATGTTGGACCCCATAAGTCATTTAGATAACTGCGAACTTAATACATATAGCCTACAGATTTGGTTATATAAACTAATGATCGAAAGAAATACTCCTTACAAGTTGGGTGATTGTCATATTCTATGGTTCAACGGTGATCGATGTGAAACGTTTGGGATTCTTGATCTTAAAAAAGAAGCATCAGATCTTTTCGATATTCAAACTAGTGGGCACCGATCTTAATATGACAAAATTTTAAAAAATGGAACATTGATCATATCAAACCTACAACCATTATAGGCTTGGGAAAATCATCATACGGGAGTAAAATAAACAATAATGCAAATTTCTATCATCTTTGTTGACAGAATACACTAAGTAATTTCACAATTATGCAAGACGAAATTCTCAGTTCATATTTAAAGGTTCTCAACGAAGATACCGAAACCAAATCGAGTGCTGTCAAAGGTGCTACTGCTCCAAGTGATAAACCATTCGGAGATAGTGCCGGAAAATTTGAAGATGGCAACGATTCTGATGAATTCGTTGATATCGACAAACCATCCGAAGATAAAAATCTTTCAGGTGATGTCAAAAAAGGTGAACCTAAAAAACTAAAAAAAGAGTTCAAGAACCCATTTGATGATCTTTACAACAAGATCCTTGGAGAAAATAGTTTCAACTTTTCAACAGACGAAGATGAAATCGAACCAGTCGAAGACGAAGAATCTGGTTTTGGATCAGAAGACCTTGAAAATGGATTCGGTGATGAAGACGACCTAGATCTTGATGATCTCGGTGATGAAGACGATCTCGGTGATGAAGAAGATCTCGGTGATGAAGACGATCTCGGTGGTGAAGAAGTTGATCTCGGTGTCTTAGTTTCTACTCTTAGAGATGTCCTTTCACAATTAGAACAAATTGTCGGAGACGACGAAGATGAGGATTCTAACGATGATGAAGATATCGAAGATATTGAAGATATTGAAGACTTGGAAGATGAAGACGATGAAGATGCTTTCGGTTCCGATGAAGAAGACAACGAAGACGATGATGAAGACGATGATTCTGACAACCCATTCGGTGAAGGGTTTAAGCGTGACCAATTCGATAAAAAGAAGAAAGGTGATAAGACATCCAATAAAAAGAACAAGTCTATGAAAGGCAAGTTCAAAAAGTTTGAAAAAAATCGCGGTAACGAATCCGATGATGTCAAAGAAGAAGCTGTCAAAGTAATTGGTTTGAAAAAAAATGTAAATCTTAAACCTTTCAAGGGTAACATCAAACCCCTTCAAAGCAAAAAGGCAGAAGTCCCCGGAAACAATCCAAAGGCTTCGAGCAAGAAAGCGCAAACCCCTTCCACTGGAAAGG